GTAATAACTACCCAACTGCCTTCCCCGCCATAACGTTCCAATAAATTCAACTCTTTCATGAAGAAATATTTATATATACCTTTCACAGCAGTAGATAAAAGCAGAATGATTTGAAAAATGATGAGAGATAGAAGAACCAAATAAATAATATATATAGACGAGAAGCATTTGCCTGATAACATATAATATTTATCAATAATGAAATTGGTGCGTTTTAGACGTATAGGTTTACGACAATGTATAGGTTTACAATTTAATAACAGTCAATTTACGTGTCCCTTTTTTAGGTAAAAATCGTGCACCATTCTTGCATTTAAATTTAAATGTTTTCAATCCTTTCTGTTTGATAACACTATTATAGCATATCCCAATGGCCTTACTTTCACTAGTATTCACCCTTTTTTTAATACTTTTAATGCACTTGCATAATTTAGTGGCTAATAAATGCTCGGCTTTTTTTTTTATATCTCTCTTCTTCATAGTAGATACATCTATTTTGTAATATTTCAATATATCTACATAATCTTTATGAAGGAGTTTCATCAAATATAAATATCATAAGATAATAAAATGAATAAGATTATTCTTTTTATCAAAAGAAATATATTTTGGTTATTAATGCTCTTTGTTGTCTCACTTATTTTTTACTTAAAAAATATATTATCATATATTAGTACACACGTGTCAGACATGTCCATTACAAATAATAAACCTTATAAAGTAGTTGTATTTGATCTAGATGAAACCTTAGGCTGTTTTACTGAAATTAGTATTTTTTGGGACGCATTAGAACATTTTTATGGAAATAATTTATTCAATGACAAATTTTTTGAGCTTCTTGATACTTTCCCTGAATCATTTCGCCCGAATATATTTAAAATGATAGATTTTATTCATAGAAAAAAAATGAATAAAGTCTGTAATAAAATCATTATTTATACGAACAATCAGGGTGGCAAACATTGGACTAAAATGATTAGCGACTATTTCGACAAGAAAATGGGGTATAAAGTATTTGATAATATTGTAGCGGCCTATAAGATCAATGGAAAACAGATAGAACCCAAACGTACTAGTCATGAGAAAAGCGTCGCTGATTTAATCAGTTGTACGGATATTCCATCAAATTCAGAGATATGTTTTGTAGACGATCTATACCATCCTTTAATGGATAAAGAAAATGTATTTTATATAAACATTAAACCATATCACTTTTCAATGCCCTACAAAGAGATGGCAGAGAGATACTATCAAGAAGTATTAAATAAAAATCGGCAAGCTCAGATTAGTGAATCAGAATTTATTAGCACTATGATCTCTTTTATGAAACAGTATAATTATAGAGTTGCAAATAAAAGCGACTTGGAAGAGAAGACAGACATCATTGTTAGTAAAAAACTCTCGTCTTATTTAGAAGAATTTTTAAAGCGTGATCGTTTACCTAATACTAGGAAAAAACGTGCCCGAAGAATTAAAACTATGCGCCGATTATTAAAATAAATAAATAAAATGTTTTTTCAATATATAATGGATCGCATTAGACAAGGAAGTGTTCGAACAGAAGAATTAAATGAACGTGTATCAAGCCGAAATATTCCATCCAACGCATTACAACCCCAGTTCGATATTCGCCCTCTTTCAACCAAATATTCGATGATGCCTATTTTCGATAGACGACCTATTCCTACCGTATCTATTAACGTTTTACCAACGTATAATATTTCGGATACTTTTAATCCTGGAAATGCTCATGCGGCGCCTTGGGCCGGGTTTGCTACAAATGTGAATGACGAATCACGACTAAGGAATCAATTCTTCGCACTTCAACGTGGAGCAGCGCAGTCTACATATATTCCCTCTAGATATAGCGATATGTATGAAGTAAAAGTTCCATCAAATGATAATGTCATGCAACCATTTCCATCTCTCTTTGAAAAAGGCCAATTCGACCAATTTGATCCGGCGCCAAAGGATAATGGTATTAATCTTTTTAATAATTTCACACGGTATCAAATAAAGGAACTTTCTTAGATAAACATTTATTCAGTACGTTTTTACATTATATTTTTTATAAATCATATAATGTAAATGGAAGATACAAGTGCAAGTAAAACGGGTATAACGACTGCAGATACAGAACACGATACATTATTAAATGACATCGATGAAGAGATAATAGTACCGGATTTCAATCTCTCTAATGATGCTGATAATGCCACTTTAGCTTTTTTCTCTAATCCAATGTACTTGAGTTTGATAAAGAAGAGAGAACAATTGATCGATAACACGAAGGATAACAAGAAGAACGTGAAATTTTACCGGAAACGATTAGTATCTCTCTTCAAAGATTTGATAAAAGATGATAATGACTCGCCAACACAAGAACTTAAGGAAATGTATAACAGGTTTGTAAATACAGCCATGCACTATTTTCAAGTAATCGATAAGAAAGATATTATACAAGAACAACACATAAAACATGCAGATGAAGAAGAGCAGTCAGATAAAATTATAGATGATGTTTTAAATGATTTAGACTCCGGAGCCGAAAACCTTACCATAAACGAAGCAAATGATTTAATGATGAAAAAAACTATACAAATGGCTAGTTTAGATAATTATGTTATTACCAAACACGATAATTCCTCTACTGAATTTAGAATAATTCCTGTAAAATTGGAAATTGATTTGAAAACACCCAATTTGAAAACAAAGGGTGTAAAATTAAAGACTAAAGTTAAAAAAAATAAGGAAGAAGATTTATCTCAATAAATATCAGTAGGGATGAAAGTAAATGAGGTGCGTAATAAAACACGAAAAAAATACCGGTTCTATAAATCACGCAAATATATGAAAGGTCGCAAAACAATCAAAAGGAGAATAAATGGCGGCGATAATAAAGCAAAGAAGGCGGCAGCATTTAAAAAAGCCCAATGTGCTCCTAAAAAGAAGAATGATGAAATGAATGAATTGAATAAATTTACTTGTTATAGTGAAGCCGATCTTATTAAAATGAAAAATCTTTGGAATGCCCGGCACCGAGATATGCCTATTACAGAGACAAATCCACGTGATATTTGGAATAGTTTAAAAGCGAAAATGGAAAACGCATGTCATACAGAAGCTTGCTGGTTAAAGCAGAAATTTATGGATAACAATTTAGCCGATGAATTATTGACATATACCTTTGCCCCAAAATCGCCTGACAAATGGAAAGAAAACCATAATACATGGTTAAATAGTACAGATATTGAAAAAGTAATGAAACAATATGAGCATACTTATCCTTGTTTTCGGTTCATTGGTCCTACGCCGATAGATTTTGATACACATATTTATGATGATAAATGCGTATGGGACGAATTGTGTAATTTTGATTTAAGTAAACATATAAAAGATGGTATTAATAAAATCGGTATCATATTTAATACAGACCCACATAATAAAGGCGGAGCACACTGGATATCACTTTTTATTAATTTGAAGAAGAGATTTATATTCTTTTTTGATAGTAATGGGACGAAAATGCCTGACCAAATTAAAATATTTTGTGACCGTGTTCTTGGCCAAGCCGGTGATCTGAATATAGAATTGAAGTTAGACCAGAATGCTCCTTTTGCTCATCAAGAAGGTAATACGGAATGCGGAATGTATTCACTCTACTTAATTGTGACACTGTTGAGAGATACACATAATTATACGTTCTTTAAAAATACTAAAATCAGTGATGCTGCGATGGAAAAGATGCGGGATAAGTATTTCAACCCTATGCTTTAGCGATGCCCTATGCTTTAGCATTATAAATAATATAAAAATAACCCAATATTTATTATTTATAATGGATTCACAAACAAAAGATATATACGCACAATTTACCTCTAATCAAAATAAAGGTATGATTTGGAAACTGCTCTGTGATAATGGAACATTTAACTCTATTCCGGAAACAAAAGCCAATCTAGTTAAAATAGATTTTGATCGAAAAGTCGCAGTCATTGGCGAATCGATTACGTCAACCGACCAATTAGTCAATTTAAATAAACGGGTTATCGGGGATATAGTGCAAAATGTGAGCAAATTTATGTCGTCATCAAATGCAATAGATATTGAAACCTTACCAAAATACAATGCCTCTGATATCTCTCAACAACGGCAGAAAGTATTTGAAAATGAATTGAAACAGAAACAGAATGATTTCGAAAAATTCAATAGTAAACCGGTGCCTGCAAAAATAGATTTTGCGGATAAAGCCGATACCCCACTTGGTTCCGAGATGGAGAAAATATTAGCAGAGCAGATTGCTCTACGTGAGAAACAATTAAATATGGTAATGGAAACACAAGACAAAACAGCGGCTAGTAAATGGTTACAAAATGGCCAGGTGCAGAATGGCCAGGTACAAAATGGTCAAGTACAGGAGAAAAAAGAGGTATTTGCAGCAGATAATATTCAATTGAAAATAGGCGAGGATATCAAAATTGAAGAAAAAGAACTTATGAATAATCCTCGTAAAAAAGTGAATTTCGCAGAACCGTTGAAACTCGTAGAACCGTTGAAACTCGTAGAACCGTTGAAACTCGTAGAACCGTTGAAACTCGTAGAGCCGTTGAAACTTGCAGAACCGTTGAAACTTGCAGAGCCGTTGAAACTTGCAGAGCCGTTGAAACTTGCAGAGCCTATTCAATCAGATTTCATGTCACTCTTAAAGAAGAAACCGGTTGAGGATAGGGAACAGAATAAAGAATATGATACCATGAAAGAGATGTTGACTAATATTATGAATAAACAGAATCAAATACTAGATCTATTAACCAACAAATATATAAAAAATTGAAATTTATTAATTTATGTAGCTATTAGACATCATAAATTAAATTGAAAATGTATACGCTCTTAAAAAAACGAAATCCGTGCTGCAATAAGAAGATAATCAAAACGCTTGCTTACAAACTATGCCGGATTTATGTATCCAACCGAATGTGTCATATATTATGCACTGCATTATTTCTGCTCTATTTATGTACAATAGATCTCTTATGGCAGACGAATATAGTATTAATCGTTTTAGAATGGTGTTTCATAATGATACCCCGAATATGTGTGACTCTACTCGCCAGAGCTATAAATATAACGCTGCTTCTGACCATTTCGTCTGAAGTCAATCTCTTGTTCAATGCTTTTAACTGTAAGTGCGATCAACCCTATAACCGGTATGGCATATAACCTCGTAAGGCGTTGAATTACCGCATTTCGCTACATCATATATCGTTTGAGGGCAATTCTTTCCATTACCAAAAATATAAACTCGATCATTTAATTTATCCTTTTCTTTTGCCTCGACAACGATTTGATCCATGCTTATTAAACCTAGTAATTTCCGTTTAACGCCGTTAATATAAACATACATCTTATTGGAAGCTTTTTTGGGAATCATATCAGCATAGCCAATAGGTATAATTCCTATCCGCATATTACGAGGTGCCTTATAAGTCCAATCGTAACCGATACCTGCCCCTTTTTTCACATCTTTTAATTGGATAATATAAGACATCATTGTCATTGCCAATTTCAGTTTTGGTTCTCTCTTATCATTCGGCATACCATATACTCCGCCTCCGGAGCGAGCTAAAGTAAAATCAGAAACATCGTAATTGAAACAGGCTCTCGTATTGGCAATATGCACTAAAGGTGGTTTGATATTTATATCAGCCAACCGTTGACGCAACTCACGAAATTTTCGTAGTTGTTCATTGACGATAGGATTGTTTCTTTCTTGAGAGATAACTAAATGCGACATCATGCCGACGAGTTCTATTTTGTCGCATTTATTGACTTCCTGAAAAGCCTCAAAAGCTTTCTCATAAGTAATGCCCGCGCGATTAATACCTGTATCAACGAACATAGTGACCTTAATTTTTTTCGTCAAACCCAATGGTATCATTTTAATAAATTTCTGTATTATAGTTTCATCGCAAATGGCAATATCCAAGTCTAAATGCATTGCATCTTTTATTTCAGGGCCATCAATATCAAAGAGCCAGGCTAATACACGACCTTTATCACCATTTTTTCGCAGCATGATGGCTTCACCTAATGTGGCAACACCAATATACTTTGTTCCGAAGCCTCGCACAATTTTTGCCATCTCTAATAATCCGTGTCCATATCCATCGGCTTTCAAAACTGGCATTACATCCGTTTTGGCGTGACTACGTAATACATTAAGATTATGCTTGACTGCTGCAATATCAATAATAGCTTTAATATCTTTATCGCGTGAGGGTATACTCGATATTTTAATATCCTTTTTTCTGGTTCCAATATGCGACCTCCGGAGCCGCCGCCGGCTTCGTTTCAACGTACCCTTCATATTATAATATTCTTTTATAATAATATGAAAATTCTCTCTTGGAATATATTGGCGAATGAATTTATTCAAGAGAGATACTATCCCATGATACCCTCACAACTATTATTTAATCGGCAAAAAAGACAAGAGCGTATTATTGCTACCTTGAAACAAGCGGATGCTGATATAATACTCCTACAAGAAGTCATGCAATCCGAATATAATTTATTAAATAGTGAGTTTCACACAACTTATCATTTAATTAGAGGTAAATATATTCATTGGCAGAAAAATAAGCGAAATTATAGTGGTAATGTTATTTTAATAAGAAAAAACATGTTTTCTCCCGTACATTATTCGATTGATTTAGATGTTGGTTTAGCAATACAATGTCATTTAAAAGAAAAAAAAGAAAATCCGATATTAATTATGAATGTGCATTTAGACGATGTATTTCAATCAAAGCGTTTGGAACAAATAAAAAAGCTTGAACCATTGTTAATCAATAATAAACATATTATTCTTGGCGGCGATTTTAATGAACATTATACTAGTAAATCTAGGCTGTATAGTTTAATAAAAGACTATTATTTGACATCATATAATAATGAGCCAACCTATTATATTGAAAAGAAATTGTGTATTGATCATATTATGTTAAAAGGTTTTGAAACACATCGTAAAAACGGTAAAGTCATCAATGATTACGGTCATGACATTATCCAACAATTTTCTAATTATGGTTCCGATCATTTACCGGTTGTTCTTATAATTTTGTAAAATTATACAAAAATTTATATAAAAAATTGAATAATATTATAGACTTATCAATATATTACATAATCAAATCATTAAATAATGTCTGCCGAAATAGAATTATCAAATTTTATAAACAAGCAATTTGCTTTACGAAAGCTTTTGACTAATAAAGCTTATCATGAATCTAAAGAAGCCATCAATAAAAGAGAATTAACTATAGAAAAGGAACCGCAAATTCATACAATCATTAGCAGTTTGGCTCAACAATTAATGAAATGTCCAGATACAATACTACTAGATGTATATGAACTTGCCTATCGGAAAAAAGATTGGACAGCATTGGTGAAAAAAGAAGTTATTGTCAATAACGAGATTATAACTATTGACACGCGCACGCGTCCAGGTCATAATATATTAGATCATCATATGCCTCATTTCTATGATGTTAAAAATTACAAAGGAAAATCTGTTCGCAATATCATTACACAAGCCGTTTTAGAAAAAGCATTACATGCGAATATATTAATGCATTCTACGCCCTATAAAAGTGAAATTAGACGAATGATTACAATAACTGCAGGGCTAGGTAGTGTAACCAAATACCGAGCAATAACATCAAAAGCACTCATACAATACTTTAATTCAAAGCGTGTTTTAGATCCTTGTACTGGCTGGGGTGGTCGCATGCTAGGATGTCTTGCAGCTGCAAATGATACTTATTATCTAGGTTGTGAACCTGATAAAAATACTGCGATGGGTTTAGCCAATATATTAGCGGACGAGGCCATTCCTGCCACCGATCGTTCTCGTGCCCTTATTCTTAATAAAACTGCCGAAATAGCATTAGTAAATGATATTGCCAAGCAGGAACTGTTTGACATGGTCCTTACAAGCCCGCCTTATTTCAACTTGGAAATGTATACAGATGAAACAAATCAATCTACAACTTCTTATACAAAATGGGAGGACTGGGTTGAAAAATGGCTTAAACCAGTTATTATTGATTGTCTTGGACGTTTAAAACCAGAAGGAGTGAGTTGTTGGAGTGTAAAAAATTTTAAATCAGATAAAGTTTACCCTTTAGCGGATGCTACAAAAAAAATTCATGCCGATGCAGGTTGGACATTAGTAAAAGTAGTAAAAATGACTGGTTCAGCGAGACCTGGTTTAAAAAAACAAGAATCACCTGATGAAGCGACAAAGGAAAAAGTCAAACAAAAAACATCAGAGGAAGAAACGTTTTGTTTTAAAAGGATTTAATTAAAAAGTAATTCATAAAAAATTGAATCGATATTTTTTTATGAAATATATCATATAACACACACGATAAGTTTAAAATGCAAAATCCTGTAGAAGAAACGTCTACTATTGTCGCCAAGAAACCGCGTAATTCAGCAAAGAAAGGTAAAACATTGCCGTACAATGTAAAAGGCCGAAACGATAATATACCATGTATCGTTTCTAAACCGGAACAAGGGAAAAAAACTATTGAAATGGCCAAATTAATTGAAAAAGATATAGACGATCATCCAAATGTCCTAAGTATTTATATTTCCCAGCCTCGTATTAATCAAGCAAACAAAGCGGCCGAAGGATTTATGGATTTTATTTTGACAAAACGTGGCATAAATGACATGCCTAATTTACATGGGCAAAAGGATGACTCAAAAGATGCAGATGGCTATATATTTCGCGCCATGCATAAGAATCAACGACTTATTAGTGGACTAGCAAACAAAACCCGATTAATAATTATTCAAAAAATTATTAAGGGTTGGTTAAGTCTGAATAAACTCCACAGCGTAAAAGTCTATTGTGATGAAGCCCAGAAAACCTTCCCACTCTTCATGAGACATATTTATACTCAATTAAAAAAAGAAATATTGAACAAAATTTATCCGATTTTAATCGACGCTCATGTAGAAGGTATCATATCAGACCCTCTTTACAAAAAAAATTTTAACGGCCGGATCAACAAATTAAAGAACGAATACGATTTATCAAATTATTTGTTTATGCGTTCCATGCCTTTTAACAATATGGAATGGCGAACTACTGAAGATATTCTGGCGTCTTATATTAATGGACAATTAGAAATTAATACAAAAGATTATATTTTGTGTCCATTACCGTGGATGAAATTTGATCAATACAAAGAAGCTAGAAATATGGTTAAAACGATACCTAATTCGTGTGTATTACTCATCAACGGTGATGCCTATCACGTGTTCTCTATGAGTGATAGTCCAGTACCTCTGCATAGACAATTTAAAAAAAATAATTGTAAAAATTCTGAAAAAGAGAAAGATAAGTGTTACGAAGACACTTGTAGCACCTGTTTTCCGGAATTGAACAATAGTGAACTGAACATAGTAAAAAAATTAAAGGAAAGGTATGCGAAAGATAAAACCTTCTTTCTCTCTGGCCATCATTGTATTGATAGAGCAATGACTTATTATACTCCGGAAATGCCTTTTACAAAAGCGTTTATTTCCAGCGATACAGTAACCAGAAAGTCTTTCTTTGGTGTTGCTGAGAAAAAGTGGGAGGAATGCTCTATTACAAAACAAGAAGATATATCGCAAATGATCAAACGTCTATGCGCGTCTTTCAAAAGTATATTTCTAGAGAAAGGTATTCCCTTGCCGATATTTTACGGACCAGAAGATATTTATAAGGGCGTCTGTGATTTAGAAAATGTCTCCAAAACCGTAGCGGGTATGAACGGTATTATTGATCAAAGCGTATTGGATGATATTAAATATGAGTGGAATAAGAGTGAAAATAAAGGCAAGGCTGATATTGATTTATCCAAAATACGCCCGAGAACATCAGAAGATCTAGAACAGCCGATCGAATATTACTATAAAGTGGTTAAATGCACAAATAAGTCTCCGGAAGAAATACAACGTATCCTTTCGGGTTACAGAGCCAAAATTGGTGGTGAGCGTGTTGCATTGAAAACAATAACGAGCCGATTAAATCCGATTAAAGATGATAAACATGTCACGGGAAAATATATGGAGGATATGTCCAAAACGCCTTTAACTCTAAATGATTTCAGAATAAATCATGAGATAATAAAGGCCGGTTTGAATGATGAGACTAATTCTCGTATAAGAATCTGTTATGATGATTTAGGAAATACGAGTTTTGTTCTAGTGTGGACCAAACCCAAAGGACAATTTATGTTCGACGATCATAACTTTGATTTAATAAAAATTCCAGAGGACGGCAATTGTTTATTTAATTGTTTTATTAAAGCCGATATCACTAAGAAAACAATCTTACGCCTAAGAGGTGACGCAGCAGCGCATATCGAAGACAATCTAGAGGCCTACGAAGATTTTATTGAAGATAATATTGATTCTGAAAATATTAGTGAATATACCGATATTGTCAGAAAAAACAGCGAATGGAATAATGACATGTCTGATCTATTACCTCATGTTTTATCAGAAATTTTGAAGGTAAATGTACATATTTATGATTTTAAAACTAACCTGACATCCGGCGGTGAAGAATTATTATTTGATGAACCAGTCATCATCCCCGAAGATAAAATGTATGAAAAGAATATTTATTTGAAACACTCAAATGGATCACATTATGATTTATTTGAAAAGATCTAAGCTATAGTTTAACCCTTCAAGGGCGCAAAATAAATCGGAGTTCCGCCCTTGCCTCTTTGCCTTTTCCTGTAATAATTAAATCCGCCACTTTCTCTGGATTCCCATTAACATAGCTATCGTAATCATAGACTTCATTCGTCTTCGGGTTGAGCGCATATTTCACGCCATCCAATTCCAATGGTTTTGCTTTCCATGTCACTTCTTTTTTATTTTTATCCGCAATAGCATCTGACTGTTCTTCGGCAAAAGATGGTTCATAAGCGAATTTAGCTGCGTCATTAGAACCAAATGCAAAACATTGGAGTTTTTCCGATGCATTCGATTTTAAATGGAGCGCACAATCAATAGAGGCCTCTTTCACTGCTTTTAAAATATTCGTTGCAATTGACTCTTTTGCGGTCGCAATTTCGTATAAAGTTTCGTCGGTCGATACCGGTGTCACGTCATCTTTACGGCTCTTATCATGCAATCGTAATTCAATCGTATCGTCGCTCGCCAATTGTTTTTTAGAAAAGGTCATTAAATACAAAAAGACCGTCACCGTCCGCAGTTCCACTGGTAATTCTTGATGACTGCAAATACGCCTGGCTCGGCCAATCACCTGTTCAATTCTGACGGGGTGCCAATAAGGTTCAGTAATATGGACATAACGCACATTCTTTAACGATATACCTTCGGCTCCGGAGGAGGTAATCATCAACACTTTAATGATCTCGCCCATCGTATTGTTTGGCGCAATTGTTTTTAATTTCCGCACAATCGTTTCCGGTACATATTTCCAAGCATTATTCAACACATTACGAATAATTTCCTTTTCCTCCGGAGTCTCCGTACCGGTATATAAAGCAAAAGTCGGTTTATCCATATCTTCTTCCGGTATAGCCAGCTGCCATGTTTCACCTGTTTTTTTTATTTTAAATTGCGTGAACCCATTTGCCTCCAAGACCAATTTTAAGATACCGATACCTTCTAGGGCGCGAAATTGTGTGTAAATCAGATGAATGCCTTGATGTCCATCGTCTTGAATGTTTTCCAAAATATTAAGAAATTTCGGGCTATAGACTTGTAAAGCTTCTGGCGTCAAATATTTCTCTTTTTTCTGATCTAAAGCCTTGAGCGCATTTTGAATACGATCTTTATAAGCGATTTTTCCGGCGGGTGCGGAAGTTGCGCCCATCGGCGCTGCAAGTGCTCCGGTGCTTTCCGCTTCGAGTTCATCCAAATCATCTAGCGCTTCATCTTTGCTGGCTTTCTCGGCATCGGATAAGGCATCCAAAGTATCTTCATCTATTTTATCGCTTGTAATGGCTCCTTCCAAGTCTGTTTCTTCGCCGATTTTATTCTTTTTATCAGGCATCGGACGAGCAATAGCCGGACGAGGAAAAACGAAATTACAAAAGGCACGAGAAAAAATCCGGTACGTGGAGACGGTATTTTCATATAAACCATCTACACCAGGTTTCTTCACCTTTTTCTTCTTTGCATTATCTTTCTCTATTTTCCGCTCTTGAATACGAGCTTCTTCATAAATACCAAACTGAAAGTCGCTCATCTCAATTTTAATCACTTGAAAATCAGAAGGATTTTGTTTAGAATACTTTGGCATTAAGCTCTCTTGGGCACTGCGAAAGTAAGAATTTAAACCGAGAATGCGGCGTTTGAACATACCTGGATTTTTCATCTCTCCATTCGCTTGAATAAAATAATTTTTAAATTCTTCCAAGTTATCTGGTAAGGCTTTATATTCATGTGCTGCTACGCTATTCGGTTGCACTTTTATATTATTCTTCTTGAGAATGCGTGTCACTAGTTCTATAAATGTGGCATCACTAATTTCGCCACGTTCACCTAACTCTAATTTTACGCCGGCATAGCTATTATCTTTGACGGCAGCTTTATTCACAAAGCCAAAAGGATTACGAGTGATTACTAATGTGGTGGAAGAAGGTTTATATTCAATTAAATCGACTATATTACCGCCGAGCACTGTGCTTTTAAAGAGAGATTGAAAATAGGCGGTATTAATCTGTCGTTGTTCTATAATATCTAATTTAAAAGACCAAGAGGTAATCAGTCCCCGCAAAATATTAAAGAGAACACTAATTTCATTTGGAAAATTGATCATCGGCGTACCGGTTAATAATACGATTTTGACATTTTGGGCTTTCATTAGGAGCGTATAGAGGGTTAAAGCTATGGCATCTTTTTTCTTACCGAGTTTATTCACAATACGGCCAACCAAATTATGGGCTTCATCAATAATGACAACCGAATTATCAAATGGATTTACTGTATTATTTTTACTTAATTCAGCTATTTTAGCCTTTAAACGAGGATTATTATAATTAATAAAACGATATTTATGCATAATCATTTGATCGATTTGTTCATCTAATTTTAGTTTATCCGCTGGCGGCAGTTCATCGTAATTCGACGGTTTGGTCATATTAATTAACCAGGCACCACCTTTTTTATTTATATAGTCGACTGAAATAGATAAGACATTAGACAAGGTCTCTACTAACTCTAAAGATTCAGGGCCTTTTGTCGGAATAAATTCCCAGAATTGATTCTTTCGGTATAATTCATCGCCGCATTTTTTTAATTCTTCGCGATAGTTTACTTGGAGCGAAGCAGGTGTCATCACAATAACCGGTTTACTCGTTTTCAAGCCTTCGGCGATGGCGATTGATGAACAGGTTTTACCTGAACCCAGACCATGATAAAGTAATAGACCACGATAAGGGGTATATACATTGAGATAATCCCTCACAATCTGTTGATGGGTCATGAGTGAAAATTCATTTGGATCACCGTCGCCGCCACCCGGACAAGTTGCTGGTGCGGCCGCTTCATCGGCTAACTTTTTCTTATACTTGCTAAAGAGGGAGAACATGAAGTTAATAAATATTTCTCTATTATTCATGTAGTAAGCTGATGCAGGTATTGTTATAAAGGCATCTGTCTTTTTGCTTAGTCGTGTTTCAATGTCTGCATCACCAATGACTAACATGCTCAATGGTCCTTCTTTTACACCTACTGCCGGTTTTTTTGTTCGCCGGATAGTCAATTTTGTTTTTGGTACAAGAGCAACAGCAGGCTCTTCATCCGCAGGCTTTATTTCCGGTAGAATATCTACTAGTCCTTGCTGAGCCTCTATCTGCTTCGCTTGCACTTGGGCCTGCTCCGCTTGGGCTTGCTCCGCTTGGGCCTGCGTAATACCTGACGGTGCTTTTATTTTCAATTTACGAGTAGTAGCTTTTTTCTTCTTTTCCAAAGCCGCCGCCGCTGGTTCTAATGGCTTTTGCGCTTCTTGTATAGGTGCTAATGTATTGACCACTTTCGGTCTCACAAAGCTTTTCAAAAATGTATCCCGATCAAAATTCGCCATTTTGGATTCATCTATTACTTTTGCTCCTACTTCGTTTGCTCCTACTTCGTTTGCACCTGGAGCTGGTTCATTTTCGTCTTCATCTTCAACCTCCGGTTCTTTTGTCTTTAAAACACCAATAATTTGCTCAGGTTTAGTTTTATCACCCAATCCTTCGGCTTTAGCACCCAATCCTTCGGCTTTAGCAATACCTTCGGCTTTACCTCTTATATTTATTTCCACTAATTGTTTTATTACAGGTGGTTTATTTATTTTTAGTTTAGCTAAAAGAGCAGCAGCCATATCTTATATTATATAAACTTTAAAAATTAATCATATCAATCGCTTTAATGCTAACCTCGCTAGCTATTTGTTCTGCCTTTTTCTTAATCTTGTGAAGCCCACTGCCCAGAAATACAAAGACACACGATTTTCTCAATAATTCTTCATGTATTTTGGCAAAAGATCCATAAGAACTAAATGGTACACTCTCTTCAATTTTCATTTGATGAATCGGCTTACCTAGACACAAATATACTCCCATTTCATAGCCTTGTTCGGCCTGATGGCTAATTTCTAGATAATCAGGTGTCGTTTTAAATTCTTTCTGAATTTTCACTTGTAAAATATTCTTATAATTATCATCAGTATTAATAATTTTAGTCCAATCCACGTGTGCTTCAAATACGCTTTCTACGAATATTTGCGCCATTTGAAATCCCGGTCCGGTAACAAATATATTCTGAAACCAGCCTGCCTCGTCTTTAACAGAAATCTTATTAAAGTCTAAAAACAACGCTCCAATAAAGGCTTCAAACAAACAGCCTAATTTCTTCAAATTGGTCCGAATTTTCTTCTCTTCAGCATATTTAGAAATAATTAACCATTTATTAATATGCATTTCATAAGCGAGTTTTCCTATATGTTCATTTTTCACTAAAGCGATTTTCTTTTCAGTCATGAAGCCTTCATCTGCTTTAGGAAAACGGCGATAAAGATAATATTTCGTAATCAATTCTAAGACACCGTCGCCAATAAACTCTAGCCGTTCATTCGATTTAGTCTTTAAAGGTAGACAATCGGGTGGACAAGGCATAATCGTAATATTATTACTCAAATTCTCGTGCTGGGTTCGCTTGGTATAAGAACTATGAACAAAGGCCCGTTTATATAGATCAATATTATGCACCGGCGCAGTTATACCATAACGTTTAAGAATAGATTGAACATCGTTCAATGTAATCTCACTGTTTTCATTGTTAAAAGGATTAAAAATGAGTTGTTCGCCACATTTAGTGACATCCCCATCTTGTAAAATAGATTTCATATCATCCATATTTTCCATTTCTCGTTATATTTAGAATAAATGAAATTATATTTAAGTGTTTTTTGATAAAATATAAAATAAAATATATGCGTATTGTATATAAAATGGTCTTAATGAATTCTCCTAAACGTGTTAAAATGGCTGGCACACTAAACAACACTCGCGGTGGAGTTAAGAAACAAGGTTTGGCGCCAACGGTTGGTCTTCCGGCATCTGTCGCCGGTGTTTACCGTAATAAGCTCGGCTGCCCTTGCCCTCAGTGGAAGCTGTTTGTAAGCAAGACTCGCGCTCCTGGTTGCAGTGTCGGTTGCAATGCTGGTATTGTTTACCGTTAAATGTTATAAAAACCTATTTAAGTATAAGATTGAGTATAATAAGCACTAACAAATAATGCTTATTAAACTAGATTGCAGAGAGATTAAATTAAAAGATTTATGCCAACTACATTTAGCTGAACACAATGATAAAATCACAATGACTATAGAAAGTCTACCGCTCGGCGATATCATTATTTGTGATGATAAAGGCGCAGAAAAGGTCATTATAGAACGAAAGAGTCTAATGGATTTAGCAGCGAGTATTCGTGACGGCCGTTACGCAGAACAAGGCTATCGATTGAACCAATGCGACCTACATAATCATCAGATTTATTATGTAGTTGAAGGTGATTTACGCTACTACAAACCGTATAAAGGCTTACCGGATAAAAAAGCCCTGCTCTCGGCTATGGTAAGTATTAGTTATTTTAAAGGCTTCTCTCTTTATCGAACAAATAATTTAGAGGAAACAGCCGAATGGGTTGTACATTTTGCGTCAAAATTATTAAAGGAAGGACCAACCGCTTTACCACATTATACTATTAAAACAAGTGGTGACAGTGCTGAACCACGTGAAGAATCCTATAGCCAAGTCATCGGTAAACGTATTAAGAGGGATAATATTACAATTGAAAATATTGGAGAGATTATGTTATCGCAAATACCAAGTGTTAGCAGTGCCTCCGCCATCGCAATCATGAAGAAATTTAGCAATCTCTCTGCTCTTATTACCGCCTTACAAAATGATCCCAAATGTTTAAATGATATTACTAGCGACAATAAAAATGGCCAGGCCAAACGGTTGACTAAACCCTGTATCAATAATATTTATAACTTTTTGATTAAACCTACCAATATTAGTGTGGAAACCTGAGAAAAAATGTAGAAAGTATAATATATAATGGATTCAGACGAAGTTTATAAGACTATTGGTTATATTGTAGCAGTCATATTTTTTATTTATTTAATTGGTAAAGCCTTAACACTTAATGTACGAGTCATTGAAGGATTGACTTCTAGTAAAGATAAAAAAAAAGACAGTAAAGACAGTAAAGACAGTAAAGACAGTAAAGGTAGTAAAAAAAATGTTAAGGATAATAAATATGATGACGTAGACAAGAAAACGACCGAAGAACAATCTAAAGATGACAAAGAATTTTTTACTAGATTGGAAAGTAAAAATGATGAAATAAGACAACAAATTGTTGATAAGAAGGAAGCATGTAAAGATTATTTAAGTCTTGCATATAATCGTACTCTGTATCTCGTTATAGGCCTGTCCAGTAATATGCTTTTTGGGTCGTACAATGATAAAATAGAAATGCCAAAGCAAGAAACACTAGATAATATGAATAAGCTGAAAACTATTAAAGACTATTTAGATATAGTCGAATTTGCGTATAATCAAATTGATGAACTTAAGTAATTAGCAATATTTAAACAATACTAACTTCTTCGTCTTTATAATAACCCGCTTGCACTAATTTTTCCGTAAAATCCATTCCGCCCCAATTAGAGTCCATCGGATTCGGACTCAACCCTTTAAAAGCCTTCTTCTCAAAATCAGTATATGGGCCTTTAATCAAAGTCGGTGTATTAAATCCGGGATAATTATCATTTTCGGTAATCACCGTACCACACAAATTACTAGTTTCATTTCCCAAGTCACCGCCATTACTTGCTCGGCTAATACTTGCAGCAGTGGTCTTATAAATTAACGGTGTAGTATTTGAACCATACCCTTGTATAGGGATCGCTGAAGGTGGCGGCATGATATTCGGATTGTTCATTATATTGGCAATGGTTTGGCTATCGATAATACCATTCGGTAAACTATTCTGGTCAACATGAAAATCAGGTAATCCGCCCTGTAAATTAGTCGGACTAGGTCTCGCTTTATAGACCGGTTCGCCTTGAGCATTATAGGCATGTTGTAAAAATAAAACAGGACACAAAATTCCCTGACTGCGTTGCCAATCAGTGAATTCTACATATTCTTCTAAATTTTCAAACTGTATAGGATTTACACCCGGAACATTACCGCGTTTAGAATTATAAAGAAATAAAGCACTGCCTTTTTGAATAAGTACATCGGGGCAATTATCGGTCATTTTCTTACCGGTCTCATTACCACTTGCATCTATCGCATTTGTAAAGGGTTCAAACTTGATAGGGTTAAATATAAAATATAGCCCTAAGAGAGATATAATTAGAATAACAATCAATTTATACATATATATAAAATTAAATATTTTAATCTCTAAAGAATGTATAAATGGTTGTAGAAGTCGTGCATATTACTGCGGATGGAAAAGAAATAGATGAAATTACCGATATAGATAAATCAAAGGTTAAAACAGATCCAAATGAATTATTGAAAATATACGAAAACGGTACGCCGATCTTTATTGAATTTTATGCGAATTGGTGTGGACACTGTAAAACCTTAGCACCTGAATGGAAAAACTTAATTCATACACTTAATAAGAATTACAAGGGTAAAAATCTAGCGATTGTCTCGGTAGAATCCAAAGTCATGAATAAAAATATCGAGAAGATAACGAGACAATCCGGAGTTGGTAAAGTGAGCGGTTTTCCCACGATCGGTTTAATCAAAGGTAAGAAATGGATTCCTTATGAAAAAGGCCGCACGAGTAAAGATATGATGAATTTTATTAATGAAGAGTTGAGTATGACAGGTGGCAGACGCAGACACCGTAGTATAAAGCGTAGCAAACGAAATACTGTTAAAAGAAACAGGCGAAATAAACATAAAACCGTTAAACGGCGTAAGTATTGAAATATATTAAATAAAATTGAAGGAATATAAAAATAAATTGCAAGAGTATATCACAAGAAGAAAATGCAAGACTCTTTCAAACTCCTGTCTTTCGAATCCAAAGATGTACCGCTACGTGATAATAAATACAAAAAAGTATTTACTATCCAAATGTTTGGTGTAAATGAACGAGGTAAAACAGCGTGTATAAATGTTACAAACTATAATCCATTCTTTTATGTCAAAGTCGGAGATGAATGGGACGATAGTATGAAAACACAATTTGTTGGCCAGATATTAACCGATTTGGGCGATTCATACAAATACGCCATTACTAAATCCCGTTTAATCAAAAGGAAAAAATTATACGGATTTGACGGTGGCAAACAATATAACTTTATAGAGCTCTCTTTTGAAAATGAGCAAGCCATGAGAAAGATCAGAGGATTATGGTACACACAAGATGGTCCTGATTATCATTTGGATCCGGACGGTTATATATTCGGCGGAGTATCTACCATGTTATACGAAGCCAAAATCCCACCTCTTTTACGGCTCTTTCATATAAAAGAAATTAGTCCATCCGGTTGGATTGCTTTACCCAAGTCTAAATCCAACAAACCCTTCAATAAAGTCACCACCTGTGATTATGAATTTTATATAAGTTATAAAGACATTATTCCACTCCCCTACAAAGAAACGCTCGTACCGTTTAAAATATGTAGCTTTGATATTGAAGCGAGCAGTAGTCATGGTGATTTCCCTTTACCCGAGAAGAATTATGCAAAATTATCGGCCAATATTGTAGATGTTTGTAATGAGCATAATAAATATGACCGTGAATTTATTAAACAAATTATTTTAACAGCATTTGGCTATAATAAATTAGACAATGTGGATAAGGTCTATCCGATTGACCCCGTTGAACAAGAAATGGTAGAAAGCTTATTCACAAACTGGATTACAACCAAACCGGTAGAATGTAAAGCCGAGATTAAAATGGATCTAGGTTTAACAGATTTGAAGTATCAAAGTGCCGCGGCCAAAACAAGTGGCAGTGGCGGAAATGATGGAGGCGATGATGAAACCGGCGATGGAGATGGTGAAGGCGGTGGAAGCGGTTCAACTGAAATTGTCCGTTCAGAAGAAGTTACAGAAGAAGTGTTGCCTTCACGCTCCGGATTCAATTGGCAAAATCATAAAGCCAAGCCGAAAGCTTATAAGAAAAATGGTTATGTTACTGACCTCCTAACCGATACAGAAACCACGCGGGAAACAAAGTTGATGGAACTAACACGTACGTTAACCGCTATATTTCCCAAATTAGAAGGGGATAATGTCACCTTTATTGGTTCAACCTTTGTCCGTTATGGCGAAGATAAACCTTACCTCAATCATTGTATTGCCAAAAACACCTGCGACCCGGTAGAAGGGGCTGTGATTGAAAGTTATACGACAGAAAAAAAAGTATTATTAGCTTGGGCTCGACTCATTCAGAAAGAAAATCCCGATATTATTATTGGCTATAACATCTTTGGTTTTGATTATCAGTTTATGTATATCCGGTCAAAAGAACTGGGCTGCGACAAAGAATTTCTGAAATTATCCCGCAAAAAAGGTGAAATATGTTTAGATAAAGATTGGCGTACTGGCAAAGAAAGCTTAGAAGAAAGCACCATTGTCATTGCGAGCGGTCAATATGATTTAAAGTATGCGAAAATGACTGGGCGGTTACAGATTGATTTATTCAATTATTTCCGTCGTTCATATACGCTTGATCAATATAAATTAGATTATGTATCAGGATTATTTATTGGTGACAGTGTTAAAAAACTCGAATACGTGACCACAATTGAATTGGAGGATAATGATGATGAAAAAAAATGTTACCAAACCAAGATCTATAGTAAAAATTTAACCGGTTTAGAAAATGGTAGCTTCGTTATTTTTGAAGAAGAAGCCCATACCAAAGATCAATATAAAAATGGGAAAAAGTTTGAAGTGCATAGTATTGATCGGTCGGCAGGCAGTTTCCTTATCAATGGCAAAGAAGAACCCGATACTAAAACTAAAAAAGTCCGCTGGGGCTTAGCCAAAGATGATGTTACACCACAAGATATCTTCAGGATGACAAATGAAGGGCCAGCAGAACGGGCCATTATTGCCAAATATTGTATTCAAGATTGTAATCTCGTCCATCATTTAATGCGCAAAATTGATGTTCTGACAGAATACAGTGAAATGGCGAAACTCTGCAGTGTTCCGATGGAATTTCTCGTGATGCGAGGTCAAAGTATTAAATTAACGAGTTTTATTGCAAAGAAATGTCGTGAAAAAGGTACGCTGATGCCTGTTATTGATACCGGCGATATAAATGAAGGGTATGAAGGCGCTACGGTCTTAGAACCAAAATGCAATTTATATCTTGAGACACCGATTGCTTGTTTAGATTATGGTTCCCTGTATCCTTCCTCGATGATCAGTGAAAACATTTCCCACGATAGTAAAGTGCTTACTCGTGAGTATGATTTGAAAGGTAATTTAACTAGTGAAACTGGCGAAAAGGATCCGGAGACAGATCTCTTTATTTATGATAATTTACCGGGTTATGAATATGTAGATATTACGTATAATACTTATATTTGGCGCAGGAAAAATGACAATCCGAAACTTGCTATGGAAAAAGTCAAAGTCGGTCATAAAGTGTGTCGCTATGCCCAATATCCCGATGATCCTTTAACCGGTAAAATCTGTCGGGCTATATTACCATCCGTTTTAGAAGAGCTTTTAAAAGCCCGTAAAGATACTCGTAAATTAATTGAAACCCAAAAAGACGATTTTATGAAAAATATCTTAGATAAACGCCAACTCAGTATTAAAGTCACTGCCAATTCACTTTATGGGCAAACTGGTGCGAAGACTAGTTCATTTTACGAGAAAGATTGTGCCGCTTCGACAACAGCCGTTGGCCGTAAATTATTGACTTATGGTAAACGGGTGATTGAAGAAGCCTATGCTGACACCATCGTGCCAACGTCACAATACGGTAATGTACGCACAGATGCGGAATATGTCTACGGGGATACAGATTCAGTCTTCTTCAAATTCAATCTGAAGGATGTGGAAACCGGAGAACCGATTATTGGACAAAAAGCCTTAGAAATAACCATTGAGCTTGCTCAACAAGCCGGAGAACTGGCGACCAAATTCTTGAAAAAACCTCATGATTTAGAATATGAAAAAACGTTCCTACCATTCTGTCTTCTTTCCAAAAAACGTTATGTCGGTATGCTCTATGAAACCGACCCGCATAAATGCAAGAACAAATCGATGGGGATCGTGTTGAAGCGGCGTGATAATGCTCCTATTGTAAAAGACGTTTATGGTGGGATTATTGATATCTTAATGAAAGATAACAATATTGAAAAAGCCATCGACTTTCTAAAAACTTCATTACAAAATATAGTTGATGAAAAAACTGGCATGGATAAATTAGTTATTACCAAAGCCTTACGTTCAGGTTATAAAAATCCTAATCAAATTGCTCATAAAGTCTTGGCCGACCGGATTGGCCGAAGGGATCCTGGAAATAAACCCGGTAACGGCGACCGTATTCCCTTTGTGTATATTGAAAATTCAAATCGTAAAGCACTGCAGGGCGAACGGATAGAAACTCCTAATTATATTCTCGCCAACAAAGGTACTGTAAAAATCAATTATTCCCACTATATCGAAGGGCAAATTATGAAACCGGTGCAGCAGCTCTTTGCCTTAGTTTTAGAACAGATGAAAGACTTTAAGAAGAAGAAGGGCCATACGCTCCATAAATGGCGAAAAGAATTACTGGACCTGAAGAAGGACTGTAATGGCGACGATGAAAAATTTAAAGAGAAAGAAGAGAAGTTACGGAATAAAGAAGTAAAAGCGTTATTATTTGACCCGTACTTACGGCACACAAATAATATGAAACAGGGGAACAGTGCTATAACCAATTTCTTTAAATGATTTCTTTAAATGATTTCTTTAAATGATTTCTTAAAATGATTAAGCCGGTATAAATTCCATCGGCTTAGAACCATCCATATAAATATGTAAATCACCTAATTTATTTTTTTCATCACGATAAAGATAATTATTTTTATCAACATACTTGGGATTTTTAACAAAATCTGTTATTACTATAGCTGCATCTTGTACATTGTTTATTTCTGTAGGAAATTGTGTCATTGCGGCTGTTTCAGCATGATAAGTCCCGTAAGCCTCTTCATACATTACCTTTTCTAATAATCCCTTGTATAAATCGTCTGGTACTTGTCTTTTACTTTCTTTCACATTATCTTTGTATATTCGATCTAATACTAATAGATCATGGCTTATATTTCTATGCTGAGAACTAATAAAATGACTGTCTGCGGGTGCTTTTGAGTCATCTTCTAACCAACTTAGGCCATAACTTGCACCGCATTCAATCGTGCCTTTACTCGTCTCTTTGTTACAATCCTTCGTTTTGCATATTTTTTGATACACTTTCAATGCGTTATTTCTCTCATCATCATAAAAATAACTTCGCCCATAATCAATTATTTTCAGAATATAACTAGATTTAAAAGTAATAGTTTCAAACTCCATACTGGCTGCGTGTGCGGTGTTGGTCGTGCGTGATTTCGCTTGAGCATCGGTACGCTTTGTGCCGGTATGTTTTGTACCTGTACGCTTTGTATCCTTATCCATTGTCGGCGTATCATGATAATGATATTCAATATATTTTCCCTCTACAGGTTTATATAGTAAAACATTACCGAGATGTAAATCATAATGGGTAAAAGTATTCATTAATTGTGCCAGCGGTATATACAGTTGAAATAAAGCATACAGTAGTTCATTATCAATAAAGTCTATATTAGTTGATAATTCTTCTAAAGATTTTGGTCTAGGTAAATGCTGAATTAATATTGCCAAATGTTTCGAGTCCTTACAGCCTGCAGCATAATCGATCGGTTGTTGGACTAAAGCGTCCTTCAAGACATTTAACCCTTCTATTTTTTTCTCTGAATTAACTTTTTTACTCAAAAATGATTCCCATTGATGATCCGTTTTATATTTAAATAAACCATAAGTTTCCAGAAAACAAGGATATAATTTATTGAGTTTATTCACATATTGTCCAACTACATATTCATACATTAAATTATCTGAGGTTGATTCCCGTGCCGATTTTAATATAGAATAGGCACTATATTCACGTCTTGCATTTTCTATCTCAAATACAAACCCATTTTCAGATGGTGCACCAATACGTTTAATATATTTCCTTGCATAATTGAAATCTACAAAGCCATTAAAGGATGCTGTAACCTTATCACTTAAATCGCCAAATGCTAAGCAAACATTATTATCATCTGAACAAATCATATTTTTCTTACTATCACGATCACCTTTACCGTAAGTTGTAGGATAATACATAATATCACCGCCCTTCTTTGATAGCTTGCGAGTTTTACGATGACGACTGTTTCTTTTAGTATGACGTTTATTGCGTTTATTATTTCTCCTATATTTTTTATTGGTCGTCCTCGCCATTATATAATATATATATAATAGCGTTATTTTTTTGTAATATTGGTTTGAAGAGCTTCCATCAAAGTTTCGCTGTATATTCTTTCTTCCTCTTTACATTTTTTCTCAATACATTTTTTTTGTTTTATTAGTTTGGCAGGAAATTTGCTTGTTTTATTAAACTTCTTTTGAAATGCTTTATACGCTTTCATTTCTTCAAAAATATCCGCATATTTTTCTTTATGTTTACTATTTCCTTGCTTGAACGTTTTCTTCAAAGCCTTTTTATACGTTTTTTTTCCCGTCTAAACTTATTAAAATCATAACACTTTGAAGAAACACATTTTTTTAAATTTTTTAAAGACGTTTTAAACTCCTTATCATTCATTATTTTTTTAACAATAGGATTTTTTTTAACTTGTTTTGCAAAGTTATCAAGAGAGATATTAGCCATTATACATATTATTTATACAATAAATCTCTCATAACTAGTCGCATTATACATAATTCTATTTCCTCCGAAGTAGGTTTTCTATAATTCGCCTTATGAAATGTATAAGCAAACGCAATTAGTTCATTCTTTGTAAAAATCATAATATTAAAAGTATATATTTACACGGCAAATATGTTTAAATACAATTTATCATAAAATATAATACCCGATAAATAAATGTCACAAGCTACATCTACAACAACAATATCTCTCTTTCAAAACTATGCCAATCGTGGTTTATCCGGCTTAGGCAATATTGGTAATACTTGTTACTTGAATTCTTGTATGCAGCTCTTATCACATTGTTATGAATTAAATGTATTTTTAGAGAAGGGCGACTATAAGCAAAAATTAAACAGAGCAGCGGATTCTATTATTCTCTTAGAATGGGATAAATTACGCACCTTATTATGGTCATCTAATTGTACCGTCGCACCCTACGGTTTCGTAAAATCCGTACAGAAAATAGCCGAAATAAAGAAGAGAGATATATTTACCGGTTACTCGCAGAATGATGTCCAAGAATTCCTCCTCTTTATTATCGACTGCTTTCATAATGCTCTCGCAAGAGAAGTGGAAATGCAAATCAACGGCCAATCGCAAAATGAAACCGATAATTTAGCAACGGTTTGTTATACGATGATGAAAAATATGTATAAGAAGGAATACTCGGAAATATTAAATATTTTCTATGGTATCCATGTATCCGAGATCATTTCAAATAAGACAAACGAAACCTTAAGTGCCAGTCCGGAGCCTTTTTCAGTTATCAGTTTATCAATACCATCTTCGAAAAACACGGCAAACAATATAGTATCTCTCTTCGATTGTTTTGATCTCTATTGTGAACCTGAACATCTAAACCATGAAAATGGTAATGCCTGGTTCAATGACAAGACACAACAGAAGGAAAATGTAAAGCGAGCAATTTGTTTCTGGAGTTTACCTGATGTCATGATCATTGATTTGAAACGGTGGCATGGACACGGGCAAGGTAATTCTCGTAAGGCACAGCAAATGATATCCGCACCATTAACAAATGCGGATTTTTCCAAGTATGTAAAAGGTTATAACCCCTCTTCCTATGTCTATGATTTATTTGGTGTAGGAAATCATAGCGGCGGTATGATGGGTGGACATTATACAGCTTATATAAAAAATGCTAATGATAAATGGTATGCTTTTAATGATACAAATGTCAATGAAATTAAAGAAGAACAGATAATCACTCCTCAAGCTTATTGTCTCTTCTATCGCAAAAAAAAATAACACTTTTAATATATAATGGATAATGTTGAAAAATTTGTCAAGAAAGTAGAAACAAAATATATTGGCTTTGAACCGATGTTATTGATTGCAGTCATTGCCTTGCTAATTATTTATTACTATGTTTTTTCGTCTTTAGGCAATAATGAGGATGGGACCTCATCATCAATCAAAGTATTTTTTGAAACAATTCTATGGCTTCTATTTGTTATCCTCATATTATTGAACGGTATTAGTTATATTTTCGGCATTGATATCATTAAAAGTATTAAAAATTTATTCGGTTATGGATCAGATATAGATTCCGGTATTTTTCTAGAAGATAAAGATGATATTAAACTGGCTTTGAAAGAGCAGGTATTTCATTTACCTGAACAAAAATACGCATATGATGCTGCTTCTGCAGCTTGTGGTGCGTTTGATGCCCGATTAGCCACATATGATGAAGTCAATGCAGCATACAGTAGCGGTGCCGATTGGTGCTCTTATGGTTGGTCTGATAATCAAATGGCATTGTATCCGACACAACCAGAAAAATGGAATAAATTGCAAAAAATGCCGGGTCATGAAAAAGATTGCGGTCGTCCAGGTATAAATGGTGGTTATATAAAAGACAGTAGCGGAAATTATGGTGTCAATTGTTTCGGCAGTAAACCACGAATTACAGAGGAAGAAGCCGCAAATATGCGTAATAAACCCATCATTAAGAAAGGTGATAAAGAACTTAATTTTGATAAACAAGTGGACTATTGGCGTAGTAAGTTATCGTCAATTGAAATAGCACCGTTTAATCATAATAATTGGAGCATGCTTTAAATAAAAAATATAATTACCTGTTGTTAAGAGACAATTATATTTTATACATATTTTATATAATTACAATTTTCGTCGTACAGTCTTATGAACTTTCTTTTTATTCGCGTCTAGTGCTTTGCGTTTGCTAAGTTTTTTTGGCGGTTTAGTTTCGGCCAAAGCTAGTAATTGTTCATAAAGACCTTCGGGTATGGTTTCTGGTTCCTCTATTTCATAAGCACTCATTTCATTAGCCGGTTGACATATTGTTTGTGTCATACACACTAGTCCTGCTGGAACAGCCAATTCATCAAAATTAGACATCATAACTTCATCACCCTCATCTTCTTGACCTGTTGCAAGGCTTTTTATTTTTTTAATTTTACTCTTATCTCTCTTTCGGCCGCCGCCGCCAGCAAATAAGGGCTTGTTATTCTGTAAAAGAATCGAATTGATTGGATAGCCTAGTGCTGTCGGCATTCCCTCTGCATTTTTTACAATAGTTAATTCTGAATAATCTAGCATTTAAAATAGATATATATTTTTATGCAATTAATTGTTCGTATAACGTTTAATGTCAGCCGTATATTTCACTTCCCGTGAATCTTTAATCACTTTCATAATCTGCTTCACTTGCGTCTCATTGCCAATGCATTTGCCTAAACACTCTTCTACATATTTCATGGTTAAAGGTGGTGTATGTTTTGTATTCACAAAACGTAATCGGCCATCAGTAATATTTATGGTCGCATTAGTTAGTTTATTTGTTTCCACATAACCCATAATATATTCCTCAGCTGCATTTTTCTCCTCTCGTAATTGTTTGGTCTTTTCGCTTAAAGATTTGATCTGGTTATCAATGGTTACCCATTTTTTAATATTCTCCTCAAAACTCATTCTTCTATTAAGTATAGGAAATATATCTAAATTATTACTGTATAATATATGGATACCAATATCAATAATTATAATGTGAGAGAATTATTAAATTTAATTAAGTTACGTGAAGAAGACTGTAGTTTAGATAATGTTTATGCCATGATAATTGATATTCTCCAGCAAGTAAAAGGTAATAAAGAATTGGAACTACCCAACAAAAACGTTATCCTATTATTTTTTAATAGGTGTTTCTACAAAATATGTAATCATTATCGGTTTTATCCTATTGAAAAAATGGACAAAGCCTTAAGTAATCTATTATATGATGCGGAACCTATGAAAGATACGTTTACAAAAGACGAACCTTATATTGGCTCATTGCCATTAAAAGTACCTGAAGTCGTTACAGTTGGTGTGAACCCAGACCAATATTCTCGTGGGTTGGTCAATCCTTTGAAAAGAGAAACGATTAAGAATACACTTGTTGTCAATAGTAAATTTAGAAACGATAGCGCGTCAAATAGTAGTACATCCACAGATTTTTCGGTTATTTTAAAAGAACCTTATAATAATGTCGTCTCCTTGAAATTTGCTTCTATGGAACTAATGAATTCGTATTATTCAATTTCCGACTATTTGAAAACCAATCGTTTTACTATTGAAACATATCTATTAACGGATGGTACAAATGCCATTACAAATTTTTATTCTAGAGAGATACAAATTAGCGAAGGCAGTTATAATGCGGATACTATTTATCCCGTGATCAATGCCATCCTAACCGCTGACCCAAGTTTAAATATGGTCAAGACTCTTTATAATTCTATGAAAGGTAAAATATTCTTTTTATTAAATCCTACTCCACCATTTTCACCTCCAGCAGGTAAAAGTTATGCGTTTAATTTATCCTTTACTATAAGCAATGATCCGACTAGATCTCTCTTCTTGAATATGGGTTGGTTATTAGGCTATACTAAAGCAAAGTATATTTTCTTAAAAGATTATATCCAAACTGCTACGAGTATACAAGAAATTGGCTTTAATCCAGAAGCACCTCTAGATTTTACCGGCACTAAATATTTTTTATTAGAAGTTGTCGATTATAATAATAATGCTCCGGCAGTTTTAAATTATCCGGCTCCTGATAAATACTCTTTTACAGTGAAAGATGTAATAGCAAAAGTACCGAATGTTTCTTCACCTTATTCTATTATCTTCGAAGATTCATCAGACCGTGTATTTAAAACACGAAAATACTTTGGTCCTGTTAAACTACAGAAATTCCATATTCGTTTATTAGATGAAAATGGACGGGTTATAGATTTAAATAATTCAGACTTGGCTATTACATTTGAAGTAGAAACACTTGAGATACCTTACAAAAATATGGTTAAATAGTTTTTTTATAAAATAACGTGTATGTATTTTTTTATAAAAAAAGTTTAATGCCGGCGACGGAACGTGCGTTTAAATGAACGTCCAATGTTTCGGACACCACGCTTAGATGTTCGGCTGCCCTTAAAATAACGTTGTAATGCTAAAAGACCGAAAGGGACAGCGGCTGTTGCAATAACACCATTTCCTCCCCGAACCTTGCGACTATGACTACGGCGATGTTTTCGCCCTCGATGACGCCGACTTTTTCCTCCACCACTTTTTGTACCATTACATCTGCCTGTAAATTCTCCGCCTTTCATCTTTATATAAATAACATTAGAAAATTAATTAATATTATCATTATCCTTTTAAATGAAAAGATTTATTACGCAAGAGTAGAACAAATATTCCTAAATGTAATAAAAAACTAATGATGACAAACATCATGCATAAATATAAATACGGATTGATCTGTGCTAATATAATATCGATTACAGGTGCTATAAATGTTTTAAATTCATGTTTGACATCATCTCGTTTTAAAACGTCTATACATTCTTGGATAAGAGCTTGTTTCAACATTATTATATTAAAATAATAATTTTTAATCACCTTTTATTCCTATTTATCTTTTTGCGTTTAGTTTTCCTTTTACTCTTATATCCTCTCTTACCACCCTTCTTTGTTCCTGTTTTCCCTTTTGCTGCACTAGCCGATTTTGCTGTAGATGGTTTTTTATATAAAGGAGGTAAACTATCCATTCTCTCATGTAATATATCATATAGTTCTTGCGAAGATTTACGGCTCAATCCAGCTTCCATTTCTAGTTTGATAAAGTCTTCTTCCTTACCCTCTTTTGCCAATTCTCTTAATTTAGTTCCTGAAATACCTCCTACTTCTCGTTTTAATTCTTCTGTTATCAATTCAGAATTTGGCGGTAAATAATCAACATTTCCAAGAAATTTTTTAAAACTACTTACCCGGTCGGTTCCAACCCATAAATGAAATGTTGTTTTTTTTGTAGGGGTGAATTTTTCACGTTTATATATATCGCATATTTGTCTCAGCGGATCAGAGTCTTGTGTACAATCCTTATGTAGTTTATCATCAGCACATATAACTTCAACATTATCACCATCTGGTCCTAAACTCTCAATCATTTCTAGTAAATATTTCTTTTTTTCACCACATGTTAAAGGGTTTTGAGTTTCCTTACCAGCTTTCTCTCCTGCTTGTAATAATATATATACTTTACTTTTTCCTCCTGCTTCAATAAGAGTTTTAACAAGTTTTATATGTCCTGGTGTCGGTGGATTCATACGAGCTATGGTAAAGAGGATTGTTTGTTCAGTCGCACTTACACTTGCGGCTGCACTTGCACTAGCAGATGATCTTCTCTGAGAAATAACTGACGGTTTAGATTTTGGGAAATGTCGTAAAACCGCATTTTTAAAAGTTCGTCCTGTTTTAGACATATATATTATTGCGTGTTAAAATAATTGTTAATTTTCTATTACAAAATAAATGGAAATTGTCTCTTCCACATCAAATTTTGATTTTAAATCTACTACTTTAGCTGATCCGCAACCACTAACCGGTCAAGCGGGTTTTTATTTTACGCAACTAGGCGTTGGTCCTGAGAATAAATCTCTTTGCTTACAATTACCTGAATGTGTCACTAAGCAAGGTGTAGTTAATGTAAAGAATGCAAAATACCTGGATTTAATGTTTGAGAGAGATAAACATGATGAATTGATGAAGTGGGTCGAAAAACTTGAATACACATGTCAAGATATCATTGATTCAAAGAAAGAATTATGGTTTCAAACAGAATTGACGCGTGATGATATTGAAACGATGATGGCTCAAATAACACGTCTTTATCAGTCAGGTAAATATGTTTTAATGCGAGTATTTATCGAATTGAATAAAATCGGTCAAAAATGCATTGCTTATGACGAAAATGAAATCGGGTTTGATTTAGATACACTTGAAGGAAATAAAAACATTATTCCTTTAGTCATGATAGAAGGTGTTAAATTTTCATCGCGGAGCTTTGAAATATCAATCAAATTAGTACAAGTTATGGTTATGGGGAGAGATGATAAGAACTCCTCCTGTTTAATTAAACGCCCAAAAACTGTTACGGCGGCTCCGGAGCCTATTTTAGAAAAAACGGTTGTTCAGAACAAAATAGTCAAAGAATCAACATCATTAAGACCATCCATTGTAAAACCTGTGGTAGCAAAACCTGTGGTAGCTAAACCTGTGGTAGCTAAACCTGTAGCACAAACAGTAGCAGGAGTAGTAGCCAGACCTGTAGTAAAGGCAGAGGAATTAGTCAAATCTATTGTAGCTTCTCTACCTATTGTAAATAGGGAAAAAAGTCTTATTAATAAGCCATTGTTAAGGGAAAAATCGGCGATTGATTTGATTGATAAAACAAGTCTAGGAGAAAAGGTATTGAAACCGATCATTAAGAATACTACTGTCGGGAATACTACTGTCGGGAATACTACTGTCGGTATAAAAAAAAATGTGAATGCTACAATAAAACCTGCAAATTCTGTACCTGCGAATTCTGTACCTGTTACAAATTCTGTACCTGTTACAAATTCTGTACCTGTTACAAATTTAGTAAAAAAAAATGAGATAGAGGAAATAACCATAAACTATCAAGATTTATCTGATACCATTAGTTTAAAGAATCCGAATGAAGTTTATTATGAAATATATAAAAATGCCCGAGAAAAGGCCAAAGAATGTAGAATGAAAGCGGTCGAAGCTTATTTAGAAGCCAAACAGATTAAGACAAAATATATGTTACAAGATTTGGATGATTCCGATGATGATTCTGAAGAAGATGATATAGAATATGAAAATGGTGAAGAATAAAACTAGGCCAATTATTTAGCATAAATGAATGCCATAAATAAACACTTCTGGTAAAAATATTTTATCATTAATTTAATATAATGAGTTTCTTAAAGAATTTGCAGAAAAACGTCAAGTCTCACCACTTTATTGCTTTGATCGGTGTTTTAGTTTTAGCACTTGCGATTATGCAATACTCTGGGCGAAAAACAAATTATAACGATGGTTTCGGCAATGGATATTCAAATTCCCCTAGCAATGTTCAGGGATCGCAAGGAGTAGCAGTAGGTGCCGCACCTGCCCAGCAGAAACAAGCGGTTGGAGCTGCTGAACCTGTTGGTCAAAATGAAGTTTATTCCAATGTACCTGCCGGCTCTATGACCAGCACTTATGGGTTGACTCCGGCTGCCAAGCCCGGATCTACATACGACCCTTCCGAGCTTTTGCCCAAAGATCTTAACAGCCAATGGGCACAACTCAACCCCGCCGGTAATGCCGACTTTAAGAATGTCAATCTCTTGAAGGCCGGGTACCTCATTGGTATCGATACCATCGGCAGCACCTTGCGTAACGCTAACTTGCAAGAGCGCTCTGAACCGCCTAACCCCACAACCTCGGTTAGCCCCTGGTTAAATACCACCATTGAACCGGACCTTATGCGTTTACCTTTGGAGATCGGCTCTCGGGGTGGATGTGCTCAGTAAAGCAGTAAGTAAATAAAATAATTATAAATAAAATAATTATAAATAAAATAATTATAAATAAAATAATTCTAATAAGATAAAATTATTTTATAACAAAAAAAAACGAAAGTGACTGCATAAACTAGCAGTGTTTTGCAAAAAATTGAAATACTTTTCATTTATTAGATGAAGAGTATCATACACATAACGAACAAGCAACCAAACGATTAAAATGTTTTCACGCAGCAAGAACCAAATTACCATTACGCAAGAAGAGACGACGATACCCGCCTGTTGTCAGAGAGGTGTACCCGTGACCCTTGTCATGGCTGACCCGGACGACCCTATTATTAACCAGTTGAAGGACGCAATTCGAGCCCATTATTACAAAGGACTCTTTGGTCTTCATTTAAAGATAACCGACCGGGCAGTAGCATACACCGCAGCAGACGCAGACGACACCGAGACCGACGCATTTGATGAAATCGATATTAGTTATCATGCGAAAAACAGCAAAACCAAGAACGCCGCAAATGGGCGCCAGCAATCCCGCCAAGCAAAGATCGCCGAGGTAAGTAACGATATTAGAAAGATGACCAATAAAATTACCAAAGTCATTCGCACTACCGTATCCCTGTCGCCATTAGATGCACAGGCCGTCGGCAGCGATATTAAAAAAAAGCCCACTAAATATGATTTGCGAAAAAATACCGAAATGCGCAGCAATAAGCGCATCTATAAAACGCACCAAGCGTGCCCCTGTATTTGCGCTAAGCGTAATTTGGCCGTACACGGCTGCCTTTGCACCTAGATAGTATTAGCCTTTCTTTGCACCTAGTCTATATAAGCCTTTCTTTGCACCTATATATAAAAACATATGAAAAATTATAAATAAAAATTTGAAAAATTGCAAAACATTACAAAAAAAATATCTATTAGAAAAAAAATAGCCCACTAGGGGTTATTTTTTCTCTCTAGTGTGAATATATATTCAACTAAACAAATATAAACACATTATGCTAATAAGAGTAATAACTATAAACTCAAATGGACGCCTTAAAACATAAATTAACTACTTTGAAAAATGATGATATGGGTGATTATTCACTTAATGGAGTAAAAACATGGGGCAAAGTAGTGGATATGTATGACGGAGATACGTGTCGTATTATATTAGTGCATAATGACACATTACAAAAATTTGCTTGTCGTCTAGTCGGTATAGATACACCTGAAATGAAACCCTCGTTGAGTAAAGAACATCGAGAAGAGGAAATTGTAAATGCGCATAAATGCCGCAACCGTTTATTACAGCTTGTTACGAATTGTCATGTACTGGCATTAGATACCGTAATTAAAAAACCCGAGAGTAAAAAACTCTTGGATACAAATACCAAATTAATTATGGTAAAATGCGGCGAATTTGATAAATATGGACGACTATTAGTTACATTATTTCCAGGCGAACATGATACAGTTAGTGCTAATCAACAGCTGATTATTGAAAATTATGCCAAATCATATGATGGAGGTAAGAAAGACGTATTTACCTATTAGGACTTATTTTTTTCATTATATAATCTTTTCTCGTAAGAATATATAATGAGAATTAATTATTGTGGTTATGCCTTGATATTATTATTATTATACATTTGCATGAAAATTTATCAAGAATCAGATGTGTTTAATTTAAAATGTATTATTTCCGGCGTAGATGGTAAAAAATATTGTGTTCGTGAGCGAAATAAATTAGAGTTAGCTGCGGACCGTTTAGCCGTTGTAAATGTAAGTATGAATAAATTAGTGGAGCATTGTTACAAAACATACCCTGACCGAGAAAATGTCAAACGCTTGAAGAAAGGGTATAATCCTCAAAAAATTATGGAAACATTACCGACGAGCGAATTTACTGCGTATAGTCAAAATAAAGGCGAAAAAATGGCCTTTTGTTTAAATAAAGAGAAGAATGGTGATCAACTCATTGACCCAAATACGCTCATGTTTGTTGCAATACATGAGCTATCTCATATTGCAACCAAAAGTATTGGCCATAAAGATGAATTTTGGAGCAATTTTAAATTCCTTTTAACCGAAGCGAATAAAATTAGTGTTTATGAATTAGTCGATTATAAGAAAAAACCTGCCCGTTATTGTGGTACGGATATTAATGATAATCCTTATTACGATTTATAACATATAGTCATTGATTCGCTCATAAACCATATATTCAACAGCACAATCATATTTTATATCATAATCTTCAATACTTTTGACAATACTCCATTCAGAGGGCTCCAATGCAGGCAAGAATGTATCACATTCAAATTCTTTATCAATATACGTTATGTAACATTTATTGATGATTCCTTTTTCCAAAAATGTTTTATATATTTGAGCGCCACCAATTATCCAAATTTCCTCATAAGGATGAGTAGCCATGTATACTTGAAATTCGTCATATGAACCAAATGTTTTTATAAGATTATTACCTATAGCAGATACTTCTGTAAATATATGTTTATGGGAAAATATAAAATTATCTCTCCCTTGTAATCCATCTACCAATCCTTTTTGTTGTAGACTAAGCCAAGTATTATGACCCATAACAACCGCATTATTACCGTTACCTTTTGTTAGTTTAGAAAAATACTGCATATCCGCTTTAATATGCCAGGACATACCTCCTTTATACCCGATGCCGTTATTATGAGAAACAGCGGCGATTAAATTAAACAGCATTTTACATACATAAAAATATCCCTTTATGTATATATATTAAATATGTCACAACCAATACATAAGGAACCAATACATAAGGAACCAATACATAAGGAACCAATACATAAGGAACCAATACATAAGGAACCAATATATAAAGTATCACATCTTGACAAGAACCTAGTTAAAACAATCTATGTTTTTATTGGGAAAATGACTATGGAAGCAAAATACAAACAATTGGATAAACTCTTCCGGAAAAATCCGTCAAAAAGTATTTTTTCAGGTATTTTTTCGGCAGAAGAACTAACGGAAATTACAGATAACAATACAACTGTTAAATTTATTCCCGATCGTTTACATTTAGATGACACTATTGAAAATATTAAAAAAAAAATATTATTACATCTGCAGAATGAGTTAAATATATCATTTGATGAAATTTATTGTTTTATAAGACAATATGAAAAATTTAATGCCATCGCCCTTTATCAGAATCTAACCCAGAACGAAAAGCTTGAATTAACCAAAGATCGTTTAAAACAGTTTCTATATAATGTTCCAGAAATAGACATCGAGTCATTAGAAGATAAACCGATATATACTTATGCCGACGTTGTTAATTTAAATCTCGAACAAGTTCCGATGTTAGTCATTAAACCGCTCGGTCAAAAAATCATCTCTCTCAATTCAGAATATCCTTATACCATCAATCCTTTTGATGCCGAAGTATATGATACTTTCTTAGAAAAATTTGCCGATGAAATTACCACTACTACTAATAAAAATATTCTCATGCAACATGGTAATGGTACTATAGATGATAATACCATCTTTCTATGCTTAGCAGAAGACGTTCTTTCTTATGCAAATGAAAACAATCTCTCTGAGAATAGTACCATCAAGATCTATTACCCTTACTTATATGGAAAAGATATTGTATCACGAGAACAGCTCAGGGACAAGAAACAGACTTTGCTCGGCGACTCGAAAGCGCTATTGACAAAAGTATTTGAGAGAAATAGTGAGAATATCAATTTATTTTATGATATCTATGACAACCGGACCGAAGAACTGAAATTTACTGATGTCGGTATTAAATCTATTATTTTTACAATTCATCCCGCATACGCCTTTAATTTGCCTTTGGATATTGTTTTCAAACTTATTCATGCGACCCAAGATATACCCTTGATTAAAATGAACTTATCGAAAAGGCAGGAAAATATTTACCGCTTATATGCTGACAAAATTGCGACTAATGGAAAGAAAATACCTTATTTGGACAAAGGTACCATTTTTAAGTGGGATAAAGTCATCGGAAAAACAAAAAGTGTAGCTGTTTATATTGAGTATTACGATGCAACTGATGAGGTCACAATACCCATTATTTGCGAGTTTGAAAATAATGGAAATATAACATTGAAAGCGAATTTTAATACAAGTAAGACGATAGATTCATTGAATGAACTCTTTATCAAGCAAGTAAATCCGGTAATTGATATTGTGAAAGAATACTTGATGCAGAGCGGTTATACTATGAGTAATTTTATAGATATTACAGACGATAATGTTGAAATATTGAATATTGATTATTCCATGCATATTTCCATTGAAAAACAGATTAAGGTAAAAAATATCATCGGATGTGTATCCAGTATGTTCAATCTAATTAACGATAATTTGGAACAAGGTATTATGTTACGCTTTAAACGGGTAGCGAATTATAATGAGATGGAAAGCCAAGAGGCACTTATACTAGATATGTCTCAACCACATTTAGGCTATACCGATAATGATATTATCAAGGTTTTACAAAGCAATTTTCACATCTCCGAAACAGCGGCCCGGAATAAATATGCCGAAATAAAGCGAGCTCAAGATGTTATGCAAATGGCGAATAAAAAATTAAAAACAAGAAATAATCCAGGTTTTTTAACTACAATTGTCAAACAGCCGTTCAATAATGTGATTATGATTAATGTAACAGGGATAAATAATATCGGCTATTTAAATACTTTGCGCATTTATTTAGATTCTCTTATAAGAATTACGCAAAAAGGTAAAACCCATGTCAGTAAAGAAAGCATTCAAAATAAATGCAAGGGAACTAAAAACGACGAAGAGATACATATTGAAGATATTATTGCTACGGCCGAACAACCGAGCGAGGAAAATATAAAGATGAATATTGTCGCACAAGAATTAGTTTTTAATAAACCGGCCGAGAATGTAGAAATGGAGGGTGAGGTGGGTGAAGGAGAGGAAAGACTTAACATAGAGGAAGAGGAGCTCCTTGATGAAGAAGATTTGTTAGCCCGTTTTGGCTACGGAGACGATGATGATGAAGGTGAAGAAAATGAAATTATCGGAAATGAATCGGGAGGCGCATTACAAGGAAGTGAATCATCAGATGAAAGTGGAGACGAAAGTGTAAACGAAGACATAGAAGAAGAAGCGGACGAAGACATAGAAGAAGGCGCAGAGGAGACCATTTTAAAAACCAACGTTACCGGTTTGAATTTATCTAGTCCGAATCCTTTCTCAAAACGCATTTACAAGAGAGATAAAAATCTCTTTTATACCGAAAGTGGCAGTAAAAACTTCAAAGCGTATTCTCGCACTTGTCCTTGGAATGTCCGACGCCAACCCGTTATTCTCACGGAAGAAGAAAAGACTCGCATTGATAAAGACCATCCAGGCTCATATGACCAAGCCGTCAAATATGGCAGTAATCCCGATAAACAATTCTATTATATTTGTCCTCGTTATTGGAGTTTAAAAGATAATACGAGTCTAAGAGCAGATGAAATCAATCCGGATGAAGTCATTGCGAAAAAGGACAAGAAGGTGAAAGAAGGAAAACATATTTTCGAATTCAATGATTATGGCAAAGAGCATTTAGATGATAAGAAAAATTACATTACACATTATCCAGGCTTCTTGAAACCCGACAAAAAGGGCAAATGTTTGCCATGTTGCTTTAAATCTTGGACAGGTGTAGAACAAACTAGTAGAAGGGCCATTTGCACAAAAGAAGAGGCTCCGGAACCACAGCCGGGCAAAAGAAAGAAAAAGAAGGCTGAAGAAGATACGGACGAATATATTCTCTCTTATGACAAGTTTCCAATTACCCAACAGAACCGGTTTGGTTATTTGCCTCTGGCTATTCAAAAGTTTCTCCATACCGATAATAAAAAATGTCAAATCAGTGAATTGAATACAAATATAAAACAGAACCATACATGTTTGTTACGCCATAGTGTAGAAATTAGTGCGAATCAGTCTTTTATTGCTTGTATTGCGGATATATGGGTCGCTAGTACTCGGAATAAAGAGAAAGAACGACCGACGATTCAACGGATGAAAGAAATTTTAATTGAGGCGATGGATATTGACATGTTTGTTACTCTACAGAATGGAAATTTGTTACAATTGTTTCAGCCGAAGAAAGATGACACACACGACATAGAAGAAGACCCTATAACTGATATGCAAGATTATGCCGAAGTTTTTTCCAATAGTAATTCAAAAATATACCAGGCAGCCGATAAAAGTAATCCTGAACAAATGAACACTTTAATCCGGGTGGCCAAAGCCTATCAGAATTTTATCGCCTATTTGAAAGATGATACGGTAGAAATCGATTACACTTATTTATGGGACTTGATCTGCAAACCTAATCCAAAACTTTTTCCGCCAGGTGTCAATATGGTTATCTTAGAATTATCCCGAAAAGATATAACGGATAATGTAGAAATTCTCTGTCCAGCGAATCATTATTCCTCTTCCTTTTTCGACACCAAGAAAAACGTCATTTTGATTCTAAAGATTGACAATTATTATGAACCCATTTATGCTTATGAATCACATAATGAGGAAATCCATATTACTCGCAGTTTTAATTTAATGTATAAAGACACTTTGCCAAACATCAAGAATACACTGAATATAATTAAGAAATCCATGAGTAATAAATGCGGAGCTTTACTAAGTATGCCCGGTGTCTATAGATTTGAAAAAAATATACCCCTAGAGCGTCTGATCCATTTTCTGACTTTACGTAATTATAGCATACAGAAACAAGTTATGAATTATGAGAGTAAAGTCATTGGTGTAGTCGCCTTAAATAAACAAACAAATAAAGAAGGGTTTATCCCCTGTAATCCTTCGGCGCCGATCAATGACAAAAATGCGATAGCTATTCAATGGATGGACGATATTTATACCGATACCTATGAAAATACAAAAGCCTTTTTAGAGCAAGTGTATAAAGACACTGGTAAGCAAGTGCCCTGTAAACCTCTGATCAAAGTGATTGAAGATGAATTAATCGTCGGTTTTTTAACAATGACAAATCAATTCGTCATGATTACTGAACCAACACAAGACACCTTTGGTGCTGATTTGAAAATTATGAATAATTTGAACTACATTACAACAGATAAAACTATTCGTACCGATGAAACCGTCGATAATGAACGGGTTGATTATATCAAGAAGATCCGATTAGAAACCAACTTCTATAATGTGTTCCGTAATACAGCCCGCTACTTACTCGGCCAATTTCAGAATAGCGACATAAGACAAGAGATTGAAGAAAAGAGCAATTCTAATCAACTTTATCTTAAAAAGCTCCGGAGCATTGAAACCTTACTGCGAGATTTATTGAAGGATTCAGTGGTCTTTCATGAATATACTGAAGACGAATTATTAGCCTTACCCCTAATCAGTAATTGTTATAATAGCTGTAAGAACAAACCTTTTTGCCAACTGAAGAGAGATAATGATTTCAATGATTGTGCGCTCATGGTACCTATAACCAATTTAATAAGTCAGAAATCAAATGAGGCCTTTTATTATGGGAAACTGGCCGACGAAATTGTCCGCTATAACCGTATCAAATCTTTCATCTTTAATCCGAAAACGGTTCTTACTTTTACGACTTTGAAATATAATTTAAGAGAGAATGAGATTATTCTCTTACAGTCGCTTTTAACCCAAGAATATTTTGAAGATATTGTCGCCTCTCCTTTGAATCGTTATATTACGAATAATACGTATGAAACCACACAGCCGATTAAAGCGCAAAAGTATTCTAATACGGAAATATTTAATCAAATGGCGATTGATAATGAAGGACCGAACGACCTCTGCAGTAAAGCCCAAATTAAGAAAGATGTGCTTAGTAGCGAATACTGGCGGAAAGTCTTTCCTAACAATTATAAAGAAATCATATTTCAGAGTACGCCGAGAAATTGTTCGTTTAATTCTTTCCTTACTATCTTGCGGAATTTTTCCGCCGAGTATAAAAAACTGTCAATCAATAATTTGAAAGAAGTCTTATTAGAAGAATATTTGAAAATATATCAGAAACCTTATACCAAATTAATATTAGATATTTTGAAAGCACAGGGGAAAAAGTTGTTAGCGAATCAAGTGAATGAAAGACAATTATCTCTCCCCGATCTAATTATTAGCGAAGATTATTATGCGACCAACCTTGATATGTGGTTATTGGCCATACATTATAACATTCCTCTGATTATCATTTCCAGTACGTCTTTACTGGAAAATAATAAGAATTTCATGGTTTTCAATTCTATTGGCACCACTGATTATTACTTCTTTAAAGTGGCCTCTACGATGAATGAAATTCCGCCGGCTTATACACTTATTACAGATAATGAAGAGAGATATAAAATAGATATTAATAAATTACGATCGATGAGTATAGAAGAGGAAATTAGGCGAGTGCCACAAGGTAATGTTTTAATGACTTTTATTCAAAACTTCTCTCTAACAGCGGCCAATAGAAGGAAGAAAATTATAGCAAAAATGCCGGTGAAAACTGCACCTGTTGCTCCCATGCCGGAGCCTGAGCCTGTCATAGCTGCTCCGCAGCCTCAAGTAAAAACTAGAAAACCACGTACTATGAAGCCTAAAACCGGTATTGTTGCTCCGGAGCCTTTGCCTGTTGCTCAAGAGCCTGTAACTGTTGCTCCAGTGCCCATGCCTGCCGTAAAAAAAATGAAAGCCAGGATTAAAATCGCCCAACCTATACCCGTTTAATTATTTTTTTTCAAAAAGTTCTCATCGTAAAACACATTAACTAGTTTCCGACAATATGCATAAGCCGGATTATATCTCGCCTGTCGATATATTTGCTGTATTTTGAAGGCCGCCAAATGTTGTCGAAACTGTTTTAATTCCAATACTTTTCTATCTCTCATAAATTTATTTCTTCGTATTTCACTAACATGCCATTCGACTGTAGGATTGGTTTCAATATCTTCCATTGTATAATGCAGTTCTATATTGATTAGTTCGGGAATTTTATCTCTAATTTTTATTGCATTTTTGAGTTCTTCATGTTCCTCTGTTTTACTAATATTTTTTTGAATAAAACTTATCGGTATATCTTTATTATAGGCAATAAAGACCCAATTCCACGGCATCCCAATATATTCTTCAATCATCTCCTGTGTCAAATATCGGCGACCAGAAATCATATCCCAATCCCACGGCTTATCAGCGTTCTCCGCAATTGTTTTTATCGATATACCATCATTATAGGATATATTTATCCAACACCAAGGGAGTTCGGGATGTGCTATAATATATTCTATCGTTAAATTTGGGTTATTTGAAAGCCCTTTGTAATTCAATTGTATTTCGGGATGTTGGTCGATAAAGTCTAGGGTTATATTTACACTACCGGATAATATATATAAATAATCCTGCATAGAGCCCTGATAAGACATTATAGAGCTATTGATAAACACTCGGTTCATAAAATCGTAATATTTTTGCGAAAACAGCGTATCGATTTCCTTTCTCAAGGCTTCAATACGTGCAGTTGCTGATGCTTGTGATGCTTGCATTTTCTACTTCTTCTTCTTGGTTACCTTTCAAAATTTATAAAAAAAGTTATCAATTTTTTTATAAATATTTTATAACTTCAAATGTTTACAACTCTGAACAATGTTTCATATGCTTCAGTAAATTTATTATTATCTAATAGAATTTTTGTATAATTACTAATACATTCTTTTATATCCTTTTTAATTTCTTTTGAAGCGCCAATAAGTGTATGATCCCTTAAACAAGAATTAATCGGATTCATTACTTTAAATTTCACATTGTATTCTGGATTTTCAAGTGATGGCGTATACCACATATTTATAATCATTGCTGGTTTTGACATATCTTTTACTAATAAGCGAGTCATTAATTTAAAATTTTCAGGAGTATATAACCAACCTAATCCGCCACTCACTACAAAAATACAATCATATCTCGTTCCATTATATTCTTTCTGTTTATAGATTTCATCTAACATACACGAATAATGATAAGGTTTTTCATATTTGATTTCTCCTTTTAATTTTAACTTATTTTTAATATTTTTATTTATTCTCTCAATTGTAGGTAAATAGGTTGAATCATTTTTATATGTTGGTGTAATGGTTTGATAATTGATATTAATATCCTCTCCAAGATGCATTTTAATTCTTTCAAAAATGATATATTTATTACTCCAAAAATCGCTATACATTGCATTTGAGTAAAGAGGTTTTCCGTCATTTATACCGCCCTGTTCTTTACCCATAAATATTTTTATTGGATGTAATGGGTATAAAGGATAACCATATTTATGTTCTACTTCAGTATAATGACAATTATTACAACGAGGAGATTTACTTGTTGACATTTCATTTTCTTTCAACGGTTTACCGATATATTTAGAACAAGGAAATTCAATATCAACTACATTTTTTGACAAGTTTTTATCATCTTCAGTTCCATTCATATCACTTGACGCTATAATTAATACATTTATATCTTTCATTGCTATATATTAACTTAATATTAAATAACAATATATTACACCTCACGAATTACCTGTTAAAAAAAAATAAGTCGTCGTTTAAATAATACCCATTTAAAACCCTGCATCATATCCATCGTCGCCCCCCATATCAGTAGTTTTAATATTCGAAACGTTATTATGTATGGTCAGCTTCTCAATACTACAGGCATCTTCTTCCGCTTTCAAGTAGCCTTCAAAGCCTTCTTCAATGATTTTCTCCGTATCATGCTCTTCTAAATCGTCCGCTTTTAATTGTGTGATCTTATCATAATCCAGAACGACTTGGAATGCACTTGTACCGAAATAGCCTTCTTGGCCGCACATCACATTCGCCGAGACACCTCGCATCGTATCTAGCTCGGCATGGCGGGCCGCATTCAAGAACATCTCCGGCGTCTCTTCAAACGACGCTTTGGCAATCGGACCGATATTATCGTTATTGATACCATGACGGAAGATGGAAACCATTGCATCATTACAGGTCATTCGATCACACAGCATACCCAAGTGATGGTAGTTGATATAGGTGCTGTCAAATTCAATCACTTCTGAGATTTCATTCAAAATCGATTGACGAGCGGCTTCAACACCCAACACCCGATATATTTCTTGAATATCATTGGTATATGTCCGAGTGACATCGATTTCCGACATACTTAAGAGTTGCATAAGATTTGTCCCGACCGTATCTAAGACCCACGTCTCTTTTTTTACGAATTTGCCATCCTCCATAATCAAACTATCTAAGATTTTACGAGGCGTCACTTTCTTCATATTTTTCACACCCCGCAAAATCAGATTATCGAGTAACGCATCTTGGAAATTCTTGAGTAAATAGATTTCATCGGATTGATCTAAGGACGCTTTCTTGCTTGAGCATAAGGCTTTGTTTAAGCGCAGACGAAATACTAGATTATCGCTATTATAATCGGAGAAAGTACATGAAACAACTTCACTATACATATTGTTAATCGCAAAATGCACATCATCCATCGTGATATTTCGGTCTAACATTTCTTCGGCATTCATCACCATGCGGATAACCCATTTAGATTTGCTATCACTGCCACTACCACTCTCCACGCCGCTGCATTCATCAATCATTTTCTCAAACTCGTCATACAGCTGCATCACATCTTTATCGTCTTTAATCAGAGTCCCTGCATCATTATAGGGATCAAAATAGATTTTGACTGAATCAACAACCGTGCGTAATTGAGTATGTTCTAATCGATTCACCATGCGTTTCGCATTTTCCTGTTCACATTCTTCGTTCTTATGCATGTAAACAGTGCAAGACGGGTTTTTCGGATTTTCGGATAAAGAGATGATTTCTTCAATACGAGGCAAACCACGTGTAACATTCGACTTACTGGCTACCCCAGCAAAATGGAACGTGTTCAAAGTCATTTGTGTAGTAGGTTCACCGATCGATTGAGCGGCGATCATACCGACCATTTCACCGGGTGCAATAATAGCCTTCTTATAGGTTAATACAATTGTATCAATCAGGATCATTAACGCTTTACGATTAAATCGTTTTACCATGAGTAAATCTTTCGGCGTTAAGTAGTAGTAATAAAGAGTAGTAAAGAGGGCATTCGGTTGGCAATAATGAATGGACATGAGTTGCTGAAACCCTGCATCAATGATTTCTAAGGCTTCCAGCGGTGTAATATCCACTAGAGAATTCACATTGATGTATTGCTGGCCTTGAATATTATTAATAATATGGGTAAAGGATACCGGCATATTCACGCTCTTGTTATCCCGATAACCGAAAACATTCTTTACTAAACCCGTCCTGGCTTGTATCGCCCGTTCAATAATTTCTTTTGTTTTTGTCGCTAGATCGGTGCTCTGTTTCGCCAACCGTTTAATTGTCGGTTTGGTGAAAGAGGCAATATACACATCATCGGCTTTGGTTTTACCCGCCGCTACAATCGGCATCTGATAATGATTATATATTTCCTCTAGAGTCATTTGCACGAGTGGCAAGTACTGGGATTCGACTCGCACCGGGTCAAACCCGTCGTCCCCATAACTAAACTGAATAATCTTATTTTTGTTATTACGAACTGTCATATCATATTCCACTTTCAAGTCTTCTAGACCTTTGATCAAGCGGCGCTGAATATAACCAGTTTGCGAAGTTTTGACGGCTGTATCAATAATACCGATACGACCACCCATAGCGTGAAAGAACAATTCTTCGGGTGTTAACCCAGCAATGAAAGAGTTCTCTACAAAGCCTCGAGCGGCGGGCGAATCGTCGTATTTGGTGAAATGCGGCAAGGTGCGGTTTTCAAAACCATAAGGAATACGTTTGTTATCGACGTTCTGTTGGCCTAAACAAGAAATCATCTGCGAAATATTCAAGTCACTACCTTTAGAACCGGCGTTGACCATAATCACGAATCGATTTTCTTTACTCAGACTTTCTCGGCCGATTTTTCCGGCATCGTTCACGGCTTTACTCAGAATATTATTGACTTGCGTCTCAAATTCTTGTTCATCGGTTTGACCGGTTTTATTTTCAAAGATGCCCAAGTGAGTTTGATCAATGAGCGATTTCACTTCCATCTTTTTCTTGGTAATAATATCAGAGATCGCATCATTAGTCGCTTTATTAGCAATCAAATCGCTGACTCCGACACTGTAACCACTCATTTTCATGTACTCGGTCACGATGTTCTGCAAGTTATCGACAAAATTAATGGCCTCCTTGTTGCCGAAATCATTACAGATGCGGTGGATTAAACCGTTCGTGCCGTCGCCGAGCACACCTTTTTCCAATTGGCCGCGTGAATATTTGCCATTGGTGATATCCAAGACATTGTTGGACGTTTTGTAATCTTCCTTGTCGCCGAAGCGCTTGGTTTTATATTTTAAGGTAAAGGGTGGTAAGACTTGTGAAAGGATATTAAAGCTAGAAATATCTTTTTTGGGTAATTTTTCTACATCGACTTTGTTATAAGCCATTAACAAGTTCATTGCCTCTCGGGCGGTAAATTTAATATTTTCTCGGGTAAAACGGTACGATCCAAGAAGCGAATCTTGAAAGATACCGATAATAGATTTATTATTGGCTGGGCTAACTATTTGCCACGGCACTGCTGCTAAATTAATTAATTCTGCCTCACTCTCAATATCCTGAGGCATGTGTAAGTTCATCTCATCTCCCAATGAGGATCCCCTAGCTTTCACTAGAGGTCAGACTGTATCTTAAGCAAATTCAGGTTGATTAGACCTTCATCATTCACCAACATCCGTTCAGTCGTTGAAGGGCTACCATATCCTATCCTAGCGGATTTAGGTAGTCACACTGCGGATTGCCCAATCCCTAACATTATTACCATTGGTTACGGCTATTAACCGTGTTCCCCGTTACAATTTCTCGTAAAAGGTGGTAGTTAGGGCTCTAAGGGGTTTCCCGCTGCAAGATGTTTCGCCAAACAACCTTTGAGAAAGGTTGAGCCAAACCTTTTTATAAAATTTGTTACAAAGTTTGGTTCAACCTTTTTTTAAAGGTTGTTGACTAGGAGGTTTCACGCTTTTCACGCCTCCTGTTTTCGACAGAGATTAAGTTTATCGAAATCGGCATTGTATGGTTTAGTGCACGAGACATTCATCCTAAATGTGTCGCCTATCGGCATTATCCTCACGATATGCCCCATCATTGACATTCTGTGCAAAGTCGGTTGACGATTAAAGAGAATACAATCGCCGTCCATCATATGCCTGTGCACAATGTCCCCTATTTCCAGCTTAATAGATTCCCGGTCAATATACCGCAAAGATATATTATCGCCGTTCTTCTTTTCTAGAATCTTCGCACCCGGATGCACATCGGGTCCATTTCGCACCAACTTTTCCAAGAACTTGATATTCCGAGCATTCACCACACTCGGTTTCGTCAAATTCTTCGCCATCTTCAAAGGCACGCCTAATTCTCGGGCGGATAAATTCGGATCAGGTGTAATAACCGACCGACCACTATAATCTACCCGCTTGCCCATCAAGTTGCCTCTGACTCGCCCGTGCTTGCCAACCAAGCGCTCTTTAATCGATTTCAACGGACGACCCGAGCGCTGTACCACAGCCGCCACACCCGGTATCTTATTATCGACTAAAGTGGCGACATAATACTGCACAACAGTCGTCCAATCATTGATCACATTGGTCGACGCATTCGCTTGTATTTTTTCTTGCAATGTTTTATTCGCCTTTAGTATATTCACGATAATATGCGTGATGTCATCTTCACTTCGCTGCTGCGAATCGTGTTTTACGGATGGACGAACCGCCGGTGGTGGAATCGCCAACACTTGACAAATCATCCAATCCGGTCTCGACCAAATCGGACTGAAGCCCATAAACGTCACATCGTCGTCCGAGATACGCCGAAAACACTTGAGTAATATTTCGGGTGTCAAGGTCATCACCATTTTCTCGTTGTCTTCGCCGCCGCCGCCCGTGACCCCTTCGACGTTTTCCCACTCGGCGATCAAGGTAGCTAAACCTTCTTTCTTGATTTTGCTGGGCTGTTTGCAACCACAGCCGTCGTCAGTATCTTCACCACAGCGTTTAATCTTGCTCGCATTTGCAAAGACCGTTTCCCATCGATCTTCAGCCGACATATTGAGCAAATGCTTATACTTCTGTTTGCTAATCAATAGTTTACTGCATTTCACACAAATACAGCGAGCGATTTTAATGATGGTGTTCAGATACTGGATATAGAATAAAGGTCGTGCTAATTCAATATGCCCAAAATAACCCGGTGTTTGCATATAATCTAAGCCATCCGTCGGACAAATCAAGCCAGGTTCCAAGACACCCATTCGAGGGTCAAACAAACCATTAATCACCGGCTTGTTATTCACATAGGCTTCACGATTGGTAATTTCAGCGACAGAACCTTTGCGAATTTCATCCGGCGACAGAATACTGAATTGTATACCAATGATACGGGTCGCATTCTGCTTTTGCATAGAGCTTTTAGTTCGAGTTGAAGCCATGTTGTCTCTTATATTACCATAACATTAATATGATACGTTTAATTCAATTTTTTCACAATAGATTATAAAAAAATATTGTCTCCCTTAATATTAATGGTGACCAGGCGGCGAACACGTTATGCAAAAAGGAAACGGCAAACACGAAAACGATATAAGAAATATAGAAAAGTCAGCGGCGGCTCTTCGCCAAAGGCAAGAGAGAAAGCATCTTCGGATAAAAAAGCCGATAGTTTATTAAAACAAATCACACCTATTAGAGATACTGTGACGCCACGTTTTTATCCTAATAAAAAAAGAGAGGATCAATTAATACAATGGATTAAATATCTAGGTGACCCCACGAGAAATATGCCGCAATATACCAATAAGAGAGGCATTCAAGGATCCTGTTTATTATCACCAGTTTACATTGAAAAGTATAAGACTATTTCGGAAATATGGGGCTATCATGCAGAACCTTATATCAATTATGAGAAAGTAACACATCATAGTTATAAAGGTCAGCCGCTCAGATTATTTCAAGATTTTTCCGACCCTTTAATGCGTAATTTGGAACGTTTATCAAGAGGCGAAAAACTTATACCGTCTGATACTGTACAATTTCTAAGTAAGATTTACTCAACCGTCACAAAACATATTCTAACAGAAGAAAGTGATGCAGAATATATAACATGGTTTTGTGACACTGTTTTGCCGCATTTTTTATCGCAAAGTAATGTTTCAACTTTACTCTATGAATTGGCGGATCAAAAATGGTCCCCGTCCGGCCCATCATTTGATGACGAACAAGTCTTACTCTATCTCTCTTTGATCTCCAGGATATTTTTATTATTAGCTGTAAAAGATTGGAAACGAATCATTGAATTACTAGAATATACTGGAATTAATAAATTGTCGATGAAATAATAAAAAAATTGAAATCGAGTTCATTTGAACAAATTATGGTACATACAATCAATCAAAATGGCTACTACTTCTGATAAGAAATACAATACCCGTGCCGCCGCCAAGAAAGTCGTTGCAGAGCCTGTAACAAAGGGCAAGGCTAATAAAAAAACGACGAAGAAAGAAACCGACCGAAAGTATAAGAATCATATGTCATCGGATGAGGATGATAGCGAGGATGATGCGGATTATGTAGTGGAATCCGAATATACTGAGACGGAAACAGAAGACGATGATGACGAAACAGATACCGATTTTATTTGCTCTGATGGTGAAGACAATGAAGACCAATTAGCCGAAAAAGAGTATCAAAAGTTTCTCTATGGCTTGTTTCCTTCCAAGTACATGAAAGACAAGGTCTCCTCTACAACATTGGGGGGAGCTGCCGGTGCGATGCTTGTTCCAGCAGATCTTATTCGACACAAAAAATCATCGAATAAGACATGCCCTCCGGCGCCTAAAAAAAAGAAAGCGTGTCGCAAGATTATTTCGGACGATGAAGAAGAGGATGATGAGATGGAAGAATTTGGTGAAAAAAACAAAACCCCGACCAATTTCAATATTTCTTTCGTCATCGACGATTCGCTCGGCCAACAATATAAATCATCGAAAGAGGCATTATATGATGAAGATGATTATACGGATGAGGAGGATGCTGACACAGACACTGCTAGCGAAGCGGAGACAGAAAGCGACGCTGAGACAGAAAGCGCAGGACATAGCGAAGCAGACGAAGCAGAGAAAGAAGAAGTAATTATAAAAAGTGGAAAGGGAAAGAAGGAGACAAAGAAACCTGAGGCTGTTACAGATGAAGCCGCCGCTTTACAGAAAATGAAAGACATGTTCAGCGGTTTATCGGCCGAAGAGCGCTCTTCCTCTATTGTAAAAGGTTTATTAAACCGCCTCAAGGGCGAAGAAAAACAATATATGAAAACTAAAGAAAAAGAGTCGAAAAAAGAGAAGACCAAAAATACGCACAAACTCAAATCCCTTTTAAGGGAAAAAGACGTCATGAACGATTTGAAATATTTCAACGAAAAGATGTCGATCTCCGAACAAAAATCTGTCCTAGAACAAATCGAGCTGATTCACAAAAGCACCTATACCGATAAACCCTATCGCTTAACGCTCCTCGAATCGGATATTCCCGTCAACTATAAAGCCAGTGCGTATCGGAAAATTACCACGCTCCGCCATATGGAGCCCGGTGGCGGCGAATATTACAAGATGAAGAATTGGGTGGATACCTTCATGCAGATTCCGTTTGGCAAATATCGGAACTTACCCATTACGCTCGATGATGGTGTAGAAAAATGCCACGCCTTTATGGATAATGCCAAACAAATCCTCGACCAAGCTGTGTACGGTTTAAACGATGCCAAGCTACAAATCATGCAAATGGTCGGCCAATGGATTGTCAATCCAGGTGCAATTGGTACAGCCATCGCCATCAAAGGGCCGATGGGTACGGGTAAAACCACACTGGTGAAAGAAGGTATTAGCAAGATTCTTGGCCGGGATTTTGCTTTCATTGCGCTGGGTGGGGCGACAGATAGTAGTTTCTTAGAAGGGCACTCGTATACTTATGAAGGCTCTACTTGGGGTAAAATCGTTGACCTGCTCATTAAATGCAAGAGCATGAATCCGGTCATCTATTTTGACGAGTTAGACAAAATTAGTGATACGCCCAAAGGCGAAGAAATTGCCGGTATCTTGACGCATTTGACGGATACATCGCAGAATAATCAGTTTCACGACCGCTATTTCTCGGAAATCGATTTTGATCTGAGCCGTTGTCTGTTTATCTTCAGCTATAATGACGAGAGCAAAGTCAATCGTATTCTCCTCGATCGTATGTATAAAATCCAGACGAAAGGTTATGACCAAGCACAGAAGACGACGATCGCTAATAGTTATTTAATGCCAAAAATATGTGAACAGGTGAAATTCAAGACGGAAGATATAATCATCGAAGAAGCGACGATGCATTATATCATTGATAACTATACAGAGAAGGAAGATGGTGTGCGAACGCTCAAGCGCTGTTTAGAGATTATCCATACCAAACTCAACCTCTACCGCTTGATGAAGCCGGATACCAATATCTTTGAAAAGGAAATGTCAATCAAAGTCGAATTTCCGATGACAGTCACAGCCGAAATTGTTGATAAACTCATAAAAAAAGAAGTGGATAATGGAGCGTGGAAGAATATGTATATGTAATTCGCTTCGCTCATTCGCTTTCATTTCTCTGCTTCGCTTGTACTTGCTTCGCTTGCTATTTTTTCTTCCAATATCTCTCTCGTCAAATGCTTCTGATGATATAAAACATAGCCGATATCAATTAAATACAAGTCTTCTTGACAAGAGGCATAATCTTCATTTAAAACATACTTAACACAGAATTCCGCCGTTAGCGTTTGCGTTTGTAAGATATGCTTGATTTCCAAGTGCTGCAGATTAGCTTCTAATTCCTCAATGCTGTATTTGTTTCGATTATTAATTAAATCCCAATAAGTCAATTTATTTACTCTTGCTTTTTCTTTTTCCATTCTTTCTATACGATGATTTTTTTAATATTTTTTTATGAGTTTTCCTCGTCTTTCGATATTTTTTACCGCCGGCAATAGATTCGTTACCAGTATTTTGCCTATAGATTTTACTCCGATGTCTATAAGATCCCGCACGTTTAATATCATCACTTCCATGTTTATCAATCAAAAATTTAATATATTCAATATCATTTAATCCCAAATTATATTCTTCAAATTGTGCTTCTGGACAATATTGTTGTAATACTTCCGAAATACTATGTGAGTATTGATAATAGTGTGTCAAGATACAGAGTAATAACAATAATTTATTTTCAGATGTATCTTCTATAATTTTACTGATAGTAAATATCATTTGATAGGTTAAAACTGATGAACTAGATGGACCAGCAATAATTTCTTTATTATATTTTTTCATCAATTTATACCAAAATGAATCTTTAGTAGGAACCGTATATGAATTACCCAGCATTATATTACTAATTGGTTTGCCTTTTTCAGTTAACATATTTGTAATATCAATATTTTTACAAGAAAGAACATCATCAGGTTTGATTGTTTTGTAAGATGATACACTATTATTTCTATTAAATTCTAAATTTCTATCCCATTTGCGTATATAATTTTCTTCATTGATTAAATTTCCATGATATAAGTTCTTAACATCATTTCCTAACAATGAAATTACCCATAGATGAAACCATTTTTTGTTTGATTCAGAATTAGTTAATGTTTCTTCCATTTCTTTATATGTCAGATTTGAAGGAATAGAAAAATAAGCATTAACATTTTTCATAAATTTCTTTTGAAGGTCTTCATCTTTATTTAAAAATAATGCTGTTAATTCATCATCGATAGTAAATTTATATATTGCTCCCATTAATTGGGAGAATGAAATTTTTTGTTCTTCATTATATTTTAAAAATTCGGTTTCATCGGTTATTTCTAAAAGATTCTTACATTGATCTTCCTCCGGATTATCTGAGCATTTATAACCAAATTTAGCTAATATACTACCATCATGTGGTTCAAATACCCAATGATTAATAATATCTTTAATTCTTTTATCCGGAAATCCTACCTCTTTACATTTTTGAATCATTTTGAATAATAAACCAGATATAAATGGATATAATATTTCTTGATAAATAGGTCCAAGTATTTTACAAATAAACATTTCTTCTTCTCCTTTGTCTCGAGTACTTCTGAAATCCATATCAGGCTTTTCTCCGACTGTACTTCCTTCCCTACTACTAGTCTGAGACATATATATTAAAATAATATAATTAATTATCCCCTAATAGTATATCATCATTACAATGTCCACCTATATCTTTGGTTATGGATCTCTCATCAATATGCAAGAAAATGCAAACGAAATCAATAACCCTTTAAAACGGAAAATATGGCCGGTTATGGTTGACGGTTTGAAACGGTCATTCAATGTCAGTTCGACCGGCGGTAAATATAAAGTGCTGGGTATTAAAGAAGTTAAAAAAAACAAATGTAATGGTATCCTTATTAAACTCCGGACTGCCGAAGAGTTGGCGAAACTAATTGAACGGGAGAAAAATTACTCAACCAAATGGTTGGATCATAAACGCATCTCGTTCCCTTATAAGAAACAGCTCACATTAAATCCCGACGACCAGGTTATCTATTTTTATCCAAAAGCTAAATATACGTTAACTAAAAAGGCTGCGGAGCAATTAGCTATCCGACCGAACTATTTAACTGTTTGCTTAGAAGGTGCTGTGGATATAGGCGAAGATTTTCTACAGGATTTTGCTGAAACGACTGAAGGATTAGTTTTACACCTTTTTACATTTCAAACGCCGATTTTATAGATAATATCACATCACTCTATAGTATATTACGGCGGGCAATTTGTGTTAGTTGGGATAACACCAGTAAAAGTGCCAAGACCCGATATTGTTCCAGCTCCACAGGTTCCACCATTTGAAGTACTAATCGTGCCGCCCGAGTTGTTGTTGATTGTTGCTCCGCCGTCGTTAAAGATGTTGCCGCCCCCATAAGTATAAATAAAGCCGCCCGAATTGTTGTTGATTATGCCGCCAATGTTATTGAAGATTGCGCCGCTGTCATAAGTATAGATAAAACCGCCTGTGTTGTTGTTGATTATGCAGCCGCCGCCGCCTGTGTTGTTATAGAGATAGCCGCTGTTGTTGAATGTGCTGCTGTTGTTGACTGTGCCGCCACCGCTGTAGTTGTAGAAATAGCCGCCGACACCGCCGACATCGTTGTTAATTGTGCCACCTGTATTGTTGTTGATTGTGCCGCCGTAGTTGAAGATTATTCCGCTGTTGTTAATTGTGTCGTTGTTCTGGATTGTGCTGCTGTAGTTGTTGATATTGCCGCTGTTGTTGATTGTGCCACCATTTGTTAATGTTTTCCCTCCAGTAATCAGAAGTGTAGTATTAATCGGTATATTTAATATTTGACACTCAGTAATAGTGTAGTTGCCATTTAATGTATAAGTGCCTTCACCATCATTTGTAGCAATACTCCCAATATCAATTGCGACGGGAATACAGGGAGTAGGAGTAGGAGTAGGAGTGTAACATCTACCACATCCATAAGCTCTTCTATCATTTGCTAATCCAGAGCGTTTTTTTCCTGCCATT